TATTTATATCAGAACCCAATTATAAAGAATTTGGTTATTTGAGAAAAGGTGAAAAAAATGTTTTGGATTATTTAGAGATAGTAGATAATGTAAGCGATGATACTATTGTTTATGTTAGACCAGTTGATGAATTAGTTACTAAAGATATTTTTAAAAGAATACAAGTTCAATTGAATAGTATCAAACTTCATTCAAAAGCTAAAATAATAAATAATATAGACTATCTATATAACCACAAAATAAAAAATTTTGCATTTGATATTTGGACTAAAAATAAGATACCATGTTCAGAGTATCAAATAGTTAACAATATAAATGATATTTACAATTTTATAGATAAATATGAAAGATGTATTTTAAGAATTAATAATGGATGGTGCGGAAAAAATACTTTTTCAGTTAACAAAAATTCTGATATAAAATCATTTTATGACTCACTAGTGAAATATAAAAATCAAATTGAATCAAATTTTAATTATACTGATATAATAATATCAAGAAAAATACTGCCTATCAAGTATAAAGAGAATTTAATACTTAATGTTGGTAGATGTTATGTTGTAAATGATACTATATTGAATACTCATGCATTTGTTCATAAGATGCATAACTATGATCAATTAACCGGATCTATTGCAACATTTGAAGATTTTATAGAATCACATAGAAAAGTTCAAATAATAGAAAATAATTATAAACAACTTCTAATAGATAGTGTTAGATGTTTAGGAATTCAAGTCGGTTGTATTGATTTCCTTATAGAGGATGATAAACCTATAATATTAGAAGTAAATGCTTATTGGGGTATGGGATTGGGTAATATTAGTTACCCGTACAATGATAACCTTAAAAAGTATTTATTAGATAACTATAATACTTATAAAAATAGTGTAAATAATATTTATGAACGAATGGATCAATATAATTTGTGGAGGAAGTTTTATGAACTATTATGATGGTTAAATTTCTTTTAATACTTGATAATTATGATATTATAAATGTACTCGAGAACAAAATTATAAATTAAAAAAATGTAAGGAGATGAAAAATGAATAAGACAGATCTACTTAAAAAATTAGTTATAGACATGTTTAAAGTTAATAAGAATTTAACTTTTAAAGATGTATTAACAAACAAAGAAATATTGAAACTTTATAATTGTAAACGATCTTTAGTAAAAAGATTAAATGAGAATCATATTAGAGGTAAGACATTTACTAACGATATGAATAATTTGATGAAGAATAAAAATACTAAAAAAATTGTTATTGATAAAAATAATATTAAACATGAAAAAATAGAAGAAAGTAAAGAAGAATTTAACAAAAAAGAAGCACTAGATATGTTCAAAAAACAATATCATAAAAAGACTATTAATTTGGAAAAAGTTAAAAATGGTATTGATAAATATTTAAAGGTTAGAGGTTGGATTCCTGATACAGAATTTAAACAACTATGTGGTATTACTTCAATTGATTGGAGATATATAAAAGAACAATATCCGGATATGCAAATTAAAGTTGATAACCAAACTATTTGGGGTCATAGAAGTATCATAAAAGACATGAAAAAAATAATAGAGAGTAATGCATCTCTTTATTAATTAAAAAGGATTTTAATGTATGAAAGAAAAAGAACCATTGAGTGAGTTTAAAAAGTTGTTTGAACAGTCTAAAGATGGACAGAAAAAGATTGCACAACTTGAACAGGAAAACAAACAATTAAAAACTATCGTTAAAAAGCATGTTCAAGATCAAAAGAAAATTATTATTAAATCAAAAAGTAAAACAGATAAAATAAAGTTTGGTGTTATAGGAGATACTCATCTTGGTTCCTTATGTGAAAAAATAGATTACCTCAATATATACTATAATGAGTTAGAAGAAAGAGGAATCACTACAGTTTTATGTGCTGGTGATTTAATTGATGGTTGGAATATTTATAAGGGTCAATTATTTGAACAACATAAAAGAGGTTGGAAAGAACAAAAAAGTTGGTTTGTTGAACAATTTCCAGTTAGACAAAATATTAAAACAAAATTCATTACAGGAAATCATGATTCATCTTTCACCAAAACAGTTGATATTGAAGTGGGTAAAGAATTAGCAGCAGCTAGAGAAGATTTAGAATTTATAGGAGAAGATATTGGAGATGTTTATTTTCAAGTACCGGGATCTGACAAACAATGTAAAGTTACATTAATTCATCCTGATGGCGGAACTGCTTATGCTCTTTCTTATAAACCCCAAAAAATTATTGAACAATTAGAAGGTGGATCCAAACCACATCTGTTAGTAATTGGTCATTTTCATAAAGCAGAATTTTTACCTAATTATCGTAATGTGGCATGTCTTCAAGCTGGTACTTTTCAATCACAAACTCCATTTATGAAAAGAAAAGGTTTATCTGCTATGATGGGCGGTTGGATTGTAGAAGCAGAAATACTTGATGAATATAACATATTTAAGACTGAATTCGTATCGTTCTATTATAAATAAGGAATTAGAATGGGTAAATCAAAAACTTTAAAACAAATTGGTTTATGTTGGAGATGTGAACATAGAGCTTTGTGGTTTGAAACAGAAGGTAAACATCAACCAAGATGCGAATGTGGATCGGTTTATCAAACAGAAAAAGATCGTCCAGATGGTTTAAAAGGAAAAATAATAACTGGTCATAGTTCTGGTGCTTGTTATATGTTTAAACCGGTCAAACCAGTAACGTTGGAAGCTGTTCAAACTAACAGACCTTTTATGCCCGGGATACCTATGATCACATCTAGAATGTCCGGAACTATGGATCAAGATGGAAAAGATTTCAATCTTCATTGTGATATTATTGGTAGAAAAAAATGTCAAATGTTTTGGTTGCCAGTTAGGAAAGTAATTAAAAAGAAATAATTAAATTACTCCCCCAATTGCGGAACAAAAATATATAAGTAGTTTTACAAATTGGGGGGGGAGTTATTTGATGGAACTTCATTTATTTTTAGAAATGATATGTGTTAGTTTAGCTATTACTACACTTATTTTTAGTTATCCATTATATTTAAAAAATAAAGATATTCATGCTTTATTTTGGATGGTGTGTTGGGGAATATGGATGGCTGTTTTATCATTACTACATTCGACCATTAGTATTTTTTGTACATCGCCAGATATTTTTATTACAAAAACAGGAATTTTTGAACGCATACTTTTTACACTTTTAGTAATGTTATGCGTATATCCGGGAACAAGTAAAGAAGAGAAGTTTCTCTTTTTGAAAAAAAAGAATTGGATTTATTTATTAATAGCCATTTCAATATACTCTATTTTTTTATTTGCATTATTACCAAAAACAATATTTGATTCTTTTATTTATGGACCAATAGAAAACTATATTGTAATTATTCAGTTACTTATTATTGGAATTGTATTTGGTAGGTTGGTTGATATAGTTTCTAAATGGGCAAAAATATTAAGATGGGCTATAGCAGGAGTTTTATTAAATTCTGTTTGTTCTGCATTATCTACTAATTTATATGATCCATTTTTTTATACAGGACATGTTTTTAAAATAATCTCTTATGGGTTTGTTTTATTTAGTATATCATATGTTTGGTATAAAATTAGTATTTTTAATGGTAGTACTTTAAGTCAAATAATTAATGCACACTATGGACATCACTACAAAAGTTCAATTAGCATATAAAGTTGCTTTAATATTTGCAGCAATTGGCGGTTTGCTCGTGCCAATTATTTTAGCTATAATGGGGGTTGTTTTTGTGAGAAAAAATCAAAGAAAAAAAGAAGAAGCAGAAGTCAAACTAACAGAAGCACAAGTTAAGTTAACAGAAAAACAAACTGATAAAATTCAAGAAGAATCAAGAAATGTAATATTAGATACAATTAAAGAACCCACAATAAAAGAAATATCAGAAGGGTATTCAACATTAATGGCTAATTTTAAAATACAAATAGAACAATTACAATCAGAAAATAAAAGAATACGATACGATTTTAATTTAGAGTTAGATTGTTTAAGAGAACAAATAGAAGAGTTAAGAACAGAAAATAAAAAACTTAGAGAAGATTTAAGTAAGTCTGAAAAAGATAATGATATGTTGAAAAAGAAAATTAATTCATTTATAGAAAAAACAGACAAAAAAAATAATCAAGGAAGTTTGTAAAATTTTAGGGGTGCAGAAGCTGTCTAACTATAAGCATTACAAGGTTATATCTAACCTCATAAAGTTATTTAAACCAGCTTTTCTGACACCCCCTTTTTACCTCTCAAATTTTTTTTAAATTCTGTTAATTGTTTTCTTCTTATTATAAATATCTTTAAACGCTTGAGTTGCAAGAGGACCTACTCTATGACTTTTGTCTATTTGCTGTAAAGTTTTTACTCGACGAATTATTGCCCCTTGACCACCTTTATTTTTTATACTATTTAACTCTTTTCGTATTAATTGATATCTATTAATATCCTCAATCAAACAATTAAAAATTCCAATAAAAACATAATTATGCATATTAACATCTTCATCACTAATAATGTCTCTAGCTAAAGATAATGCATTTATTGTTGCTTCTTTATTTTGTTTATATGAACTAATTATATCAGATGCATAAGCAGCACCGTTTTTATTTCTACCACCGAGTATTATATTAAGATTTTTAATTGCAATATTTAATTCAATACAAAATTCATCACCAGAAATAACTTTAGCATTAAATCTTTCAAGAACTGATGGATTATGTCTAATAGCATTCATGTTATAAAATATAGATGCTTCATGATGTGGTCCATCCGAATGAATTATTTTACAACGCAACTTTTGTATTCCTAATCTAACAGCTGCATATAATCTATTTCTTCCATCTATCATGTAATATAATTTATCAGTTATTCTACAAGATACAGTGCAAATACCAGCTGATTCGTCATGCCACCCATTTTTAATTATTTCATGACATGAAGAAGATTTTGTAATTGGTCTTTGATAAGATTCATCTATATTAATTATATCAGTATGAAGCCAAGATACACCGATTGTATCATTCATATTTCACCATCTGGAAATTCTTTTATTGGAATTATTTGACCATTTAATTTCTTTTTATTTTCTTGAGCTTCTTCTAAAAAGGTTTTCTTCTTAGGTTGTAACTTCTTCCACTCACTTTTCTGACAAAAAGTCGCTTTTCCTTCCTTTACTAACTTTCGAGACATTTCATCATCTAGTCTTCTAACGACTCCACCCACCGTGAGCTTCACAGTCTTCATTTTCTTTTTTCCTTTTTTCGTTGTTGTTTTTTAGTTTATAAATACTACTTACTTATTAAATTTATCCTTTCTTAATTCAGGATGAATATGTAATAATTTTCTTAACAATTCACAACAACTTTGAATTTCATATAATTTAGAACCTTCATCATAATTAGTATTTATTTTTCCGTTGATAGTGTCTTTAATCATTTGTCTTAATTGAGGAATAGCTAAAATTATAAATTCTTCAAATGTTTTTTCGAATTCAATAATACTAACTCCATATTCAACATACCCACCATCTTTTGTATATTCTTCATATAAATTATGAGCTGATTTTAAAGCTTTATTTTGATTCGTCATAACTTTAGTATCTAAGTAATAATTTATTATTTCACAAGGATTACCTGTTGGGTGTTGATATGTTAAATTTTCAATTGCTTGAGCATGAATTATTCTAAATTCAAAACCTCTTCCGGTGGGGGCTAAAGTTTTTAAAATGTAGATTCCGTTGTCTGCTGACATATGATATTTCTCCTTTCTGTTTTAGTTAATTTTTAGTTATTAGAAATTTCATCAATTCCTTCCATGTACTAGATGGTTCTTTTAAAGGACCATTTATATCTTCTATAACATCCATAATATCAGAAACAAATGTATGAACTCCTGATTGTCCAATTTGATTTTCTTCTGTTGGTTCATGGTGTATAACGTTACCATTTCCCAAAACTTTAGAAACTTTTTCTATTAACCCTTTATGCGTTTTCAATTTAATCTCCTTTTAAATTGATTACAACCAAAATCTTGAGAAGTTAAAGTTTCATATTCTGTACTATGATATTCATTAATTGAAATATTTAATTTATTTGCACATGGAGCCCAACCAAATTCATTTATTTTAACTTTGACCCAATACTGACATTTCTCACATTTTACTTCAAATTTATTTGCTTCATTAAAATCAATTCTTTTTTTCTCTATTATTTCTTCACTTGGGAATTTAATTGTTTCCATTTAAGTTTCCTTTCTTTTCGGTAGCAGTTTAGAACCCAGTACATATAAGGCTAGGAAAGTCGAAAAGCACAAAAAGAATCTTCGTAAAGAAAAGGCACGACTTACGGGAGCACTCCTATGATTGCTTTTTGGTTCGCAGTATTAATATCCCCCAAATATTAATACCTAAAGGTCTTGTTTCCCAAATGTACTAAGTTCTAAACTACCACCGAAATAATGGTAGTAGTTTTTTTGTTGATTACCAAACCTTTAAAAGAAAATGAATTATTACGTAAATTCCAAAACAAAATGTTGTGAGACTAGATAAAATGATACCTATAACGACAATTAACATAATTAATTCTGTAAGGGTATAGGGATGGTTATGCATCTTTATTATTCTCTTGTAATTCTGAAAGAACTTTTAATCCTTGTGCTACTGAAAGAACTTCCGATTTATGTTTCTCACTTAAATTTCTATAACAATCGAGAAGTAATTCTTCATCATTTATATTAATAATTTTTTCAATGACATTTACAATGTTTTCTTTTTCCAATATCATTGACCCATCAGGAGTCGAGGTAAAATTTTTCAAAGAAGTTTCATTGGTTATTTTTTCTGGTTTATTTCTCTTGAATTTTAAAAGAACTTCAATATTCATATTTAACTTTTGTGCAACTTTATTAAGAGAACTAATCCTAATATGATTATTACGATTTATCCAATGAGGATATATTTCTGTTAATTTTGAAAGTTTTGAAATTCCACAATTAGTTGTTTCTATTGTTTCATTAATTGCATCTGCAATGTTTTCTTTTTCTAATAACAATGATTTAAAATATTCAACTATCTCTTTGTCTGGATAGTTATCTTTTTTAATTATGTCTGGTCTCAAATATTTTTGTAATTTTGAAGGTTTTATATTTAAAACATTTGCTATTTTTTCTATTTTCTTTTCATTTCCGGTTTTACCGACACTAAAAAGAATTGAAAAATGAAATTTAGTTATAGGATGATTTTGTATTTCACTTATAAAAGTATCTAAATCATTATTTTTGTTAATTAAAATTTCAATTATTTCATCTTTATATTTTTCATTGAAATCAATATATTTAATAAAAAATTCTTGAGGAATTTCTGGTTTAGTTTTTAAACATTTTAAAATATGTAAAATAAATTGTTTTATTAATAAATGACTATTTCCCTTTTTATCAATAAAAATATCTTTATATATTTCAGAACTTAACTTTAAAAGATTTTGTAAATCTCCTATTTTAAATTTTTCTATATCATTTAAGAACTCTTCAAGAATCATAGATAATATCTCCTTTTAAAGTTTTTGATTTTTCAAAAACAAGATTAAAATATTTCATATCATTTTACTTCCAACTGTTGTAAATATATTAATTTTTCCAACATCATCAGAACTATCATAAATTTCTAAAAATGTTTGTCTAAATTCATTAATATCATTTATTCTATTTAACATAAAAATTATAGTTTCTCTTTGAGAACTATTTTTTGGTTGATCTATTTCTTCTAAATATACTGATTTTTTATCTTGATCTTCTTCGATTTGAAAACTCATTAATTTACGACTTTTTGATGATATTGGTATTAATTTAATAGGAGACATTTTTATTTTTTCTGTTATAAAATCAAATTCTTCCTTTAAATTTAAAGATACACATCTTTTATATAAAAAATCAATAGTTGGATTATTCCAACATCTTGAATTTTTATTATAATATTCGACACTTTTAATATTATCTATTGTTAGGTAAGATTTTAATTTTTCATCCGATAATGGTTTAAAAAATTCTTCAAATGTTAAACCAGTAAGATTTTTTAGTTTTTCTATTCTTTCAGGACTGATTTTATAATTGTAATTTTTTTCATCATCAGAATCATTGAGAAGATATAAACTTGAAAGAAGTGATTTTAAAGATTGATGAGTTATACCATGAAGAAACATACTATTAATTTTTTGACCATGTATAAATATCCATTCTTTTAGACCAACCGCAGGTCTCATTTTTATGCGTTCAATTCTCTAATTAATGGTTTAAATGTAATATCATCAGAAGTAATATATTTTTGAGAAAGAGATGTAGCAAGAAGGGTAGAAGCTATCATCTTTTGTTTCATTAATAATTTTGTGTATTCTTGTTTTTCTGATTTATTTAATTTTTTAATGTCTATATTATTTTGAGATTTGATAGTATTTTTAACGACATTTTTCACATCTCTTTTGATTCTTGTATCGTAATAAATAACTGCTTCTCGATCTGTTAAAATTCTTAATCCTTTATCTTCAACTTTAATTGCTGTATTTGGAAGAATTTCTTTTTCAATTTTCTTTTTCATTCTTGTTAAAAAATTAGTATATTTAGGATCATCTCTTCTGCAAGAAATATGCTTTTCACATATTTCTGCGGGAATAAAATCACCTTTCTTCAAGTTTTTGAAACATTTGTTGAAATCAACTCCGAAAATCAATTTGCTTCTATTCATTTTAACGTACTCCTTTTGTGGTGTTTTTTGTTGAGTTAGTTTTGTGGATTAAAAAAATTCCTAATAGATAAAAATGGTGGGACAGGATGTAGTCGAAACATCGTTGAGTGATTATGAGTCACCTATTCTGACCGTTGAATTACTGTCCCATTAAAATAAAAAATTTCCTGTTAGATAAAAAGGATATGCCCGGAGGGGGACTTGAACCCCCACACCCTTGCGGATATCAGATTTTCTTACCACTTCGTTTTTCAACGCCATCTAAGAAAGATGTTCGTGGTCTGGAGCACGCCATTACCATATATCATTTCTTGATACTTAGGTAGTTCCCGTCTGCTCTCTACACACTTCTCAATTTTAATTGAGGTTGGCTCGGCGTTGGGATTTAAAACCGTTCACCGAGTTTGGGAACTTCTACTTCTAAGGTTTCCCTTAGAGCACTCAAATTAATTAAGTCTGCACTTATTTCCATATATTACTATATGGCATGGAGCACGTCTTCATCCTCAGCTTTACCTGTTAGGAGCGAGGTATATGCTTCTCTACACATTTAGGGAATATTTATTTTCCCACTTAGCACGGCGTTGTCCTCAGCTTTACCTGTTAGGAGATTCACCGATTTAGCCTCGATCTTTGTATATGTTACCATATACTCGCACCAGAAAAAATTTGATGCGGCTGCCATTACGCCATCCGGGCATGAAAATTATTTCCTTTAAATATTATTTATTCTCTCCCTCCCAGATAGTTTCTCCACTATATTATTTCTTTTAAACGTTTCCAATGACTGCTTATTTACTTGAATTAAAATTAAATATTTATAATACTCCTCACAACTGTAATAATGACCTTTTAATCTCTTTTGTTTCCATTCATAAGATACAGTTAATGGAAGAACCAAATAATAAATTTTATCATATGTAACGAAATTAAAATTTCTTATATCATCAATTTCATATGTAAGGATATTATTTCTTTTAATATCCCACAATTTACAATTATTAAAGATATTTATTTCTCCATTTTTATCTATAATTTGAATATCAACCAATTCATTTAAATCAATAACTTCTAATTCTGTATTTACTTCATTCATAACAAAATTATTAAATGCAGATGGAGTAGGTTTTGGTTTTTCTAATTTATACTTATCTGCAAATCTACTATACAAGATTCTATTCAGATAAAAATTTCTAAATACTGGAAAAAATTCAGAAATTTGTAATATGGAATTTTTATAATTGATGTTACTATAATCTAAAAATTTTGACCAGATTTCATCTTTACTTAAATTTGATTCACATTTTATTTCTACATTAAAATCTTCTTTAAATGGAAATCCTGATGATCTTTCATTTATTCTATTGAAACATATATATTCATCTTCACCAATTATTTCAGAACCTTCATCTGTTTGTTTTAGATAAGGAAAAGGATTCATATATTTATCAAAATAAAACTTTTGATCATTAATATTATTTATATGCTTCTTATTCAATATCTTACAATTTTTTATTTCAATAATTTTCATTGTTTCAAATACTATATCTTTTTCAGTAAATGAAATAAATATTTGAGTTTTTCTTAAATCAGAATCAAAGAGAGGATAAAATGTTTTCTCTTTATATTTAATAATTTTATTATCAGTCCATAAATATGGAGCATTTTTTGCAAATCTTATAAATTTAGTACCGCATTGTAATTTAACTTGTTTATCTCTTACTGTTGCAATTCCATATAATATATTAGTATTCATATTATGTTAACTCATAAACAAAGTTAGATACTTCATCAGATATTAAAGATTTAGTAAAATCCATTTTACCTGTCTCTTTAAATTCATATCTAACAACCAAAGCAATAGCTATCGGCACTACAGTTCTATATGATTTTGTAATAACTCCCAATATTGATTTGAAATTTCTTACATAAAATTCAATATCATTTTTTTTCATATTTTTCATATTCTTGATTATATCAATCATAACCCCAGAACATCCAGATAATAAAGCATAAGCATTGATTTTATCTAGTTGAGATGAATCTAATTTTTTACTTCCATCTAATAAAGATTTTGCATCCCATTTATAAATAAGTTCTATGTATTCAGAAAATCTTCCAACCGCTTCTGTTGAAAGAAGTCCGGTTGCGAATTGATAAATAAAATCTGTATCCTTTTCCTGGGGGAAAAGATCATAATATGATGACATGTGATTGGATAATGAAACCCAAGAACGAGGGGTGCAAAATGGTTCTTCATTAATTGGTTTTGTAAAAAAGAAACTTTCATCATGTTTTAAGAAAGAAATAATTTCAGGACGAATATTTTTCTTAATTGCATATCTCTCAATCCAGACATCTATTTCTGGATAGACATAGAAAAACAGATGACGATTAATTATTGGTGTTGGTATTTTATTATATCCAGCATTATCATCTGGACCATTACCGGCACAAATAATTAAAACATTATCCGGTAAAGTATATCCATGAATAGAACGATAAGAAAATAATTGAAAGAGATAAGGAGACATATTGCTTTTCACAAGATGACAATCATCAAGAAAAAGAACAATAATTGAATTATCTAGATTTATTGGTTTAATTTGTGCAGAAGTAAAATCAAACAAATCGGGACAAGTCCATTTAGCAAATATTGTATCATCATTTGTTTTACACGGAAGTCCTGTCATTTTCTCTAATGGAAATGTAGCTAAATATTGAATAACAGAACCCCATTCACTAGCTCCCATTTTAGTAACATTTTCAAGAGAAAGAAATTTAAGTTCTTTACCTTGAATTTTAAAAGAAGGAAATATTGTTTTAATGGCTTCTTTCATATATTCAGATTTACCAATACCGGGACTGCCTTGTATATATGGAATAGCAGTGAATTGTTTATTTTTGATACTGTTATATTGTAAAGTTAAAGAGGTAAATAGAAGTTTATCTAACTCCTTAAATGTTACCTCAAATTGTTTTTTCCCCATTTGCGTTTTCCTTTCTTAATTATCGTTGATAATAATTTTCTTTCCTTTTAATTTAACATTCGGTTGATGTTGTTTCGGAACTATCCAAATATAGGGAAGTTCTTTTGGAAGAATATCAATATGTTCATTAATATCAGAACAAAGATCAGTACAAAATATTACACAACTTATGGGTTGATTTATATCTTGTTTTTCATATTTTTCTTTTATTATTTTAAATGCATCTTTATGAGAAGTTCCTCCACATTTTTTTCTTGTACAAATTTCTTTTTTCTCATTTTCACCAATATTTTTTGCTTCATAAATTTCTAAATTAGTACAAGTCATATCATGTTTTATAACCCAAATGAATTCAAAGAATTCTCTAGATTGTAAAATAATATTAAGAACTTTACCCATATCTTCATCACTAACCGATCCGGATTGGTCTATAACAAAGAAAACAATACTTCTGATTTCTTCATCATCATAACCTGGTAAAATAGGAAGTTCTGGATTTATAAAACTACTTAAACGTTCTCTTGACCAAGTAGTTTCATTTTCTATCTTTATATATAATGTAGTTAAATCTCTAAGAATTTCATTCCAAGGAATTTGAGTTGCAAATAATCTTTCAATTAAATGATTGATATCAGATAATTGCTTTCCAATATCTAGCATCATATGTCTGAATGTTTTAATTGCTTTTTCAATTAATTTTTGAGCTGGAGTTTTTTCACCATCTTTACCATTTGTGGGTTGTGGTAAAATAATTTCTTTTTTGTCTATTCTATCCTCTTTATATTTAAAATGAATTTCTTTAATTAATGCATCAATTTCCCCATCAGGAGTTCCGTTTGTAGAAGGAATAATTTCCTTTAATTTTTTTGTATACTCTTTTTTAGAGTATTGTCCTTTACTTTTCAGTTTATCATATATTTCTTCAGTAATCATATTTTGAAATTCATCACGGAGAAGTGCTCCGCATTTATGTTTTATTTCCATAACATCAAGATCAAATTTTTGACCATTACTTTTTACTTTAGATAATTTTTCTAATTCATGAATAAAAAGATTACCACAATAATCATCAGATATATTCCAGAGTTCTGGATCTCGATGATTAGCTCTTTCCATATACATATTGATATGATGCCAAATTTCATGAAGAACAATAAAATTTAATCCAGTTCTTTCTTTTAATAAAATAGAATTAACATTGATTAATATCCTATTTTCTTTCAATAAATTAACTGCATCTGGAACCCCACTAAAATTATCAAATTCAACTTCAAAACCCATTAAGGCAATACCAAAAGGTTTGAATATGGGATCTCGAAATAGATGCGCTTCTATCTTATCATATTTATCATACCAATCTTTATATTTTGTTTTTGGATCCACACTAACCTCCATTAATTATTTTTTGAAAAAACAAAATAAAGAAATAAAAAATATTTTGTTAAAAATAAAGAATAAAAATTAAATTATCTCCTGAACTGTTTCTATCTTTTTAATTAACCACCATTTTATTAAAAATATCATATAATTTTTGTATTAGAAAAATTAAAATAATAAATTAACAAATGATGATTAACTAAAAAGATAGAGGGAACTTATTTAAGGTTCCCCTTAAAAACTTACTTGTAACGATTCCTCAACTGAGTAGCTGTCGGATAATCTTGATAGAATTCACCTTGAGGACCCATAAAACCATTGTTAGTTTTAATGAGTGGGACAACTGTATAAGTACCGTTGTCATTTGGAAGATGAACATTAAAATTATTTGATGGTTGTGATTGTTGATCTGAAACTGGTTGAGATTGTGATTGAGATTGTTGCTGTATGGACTGGGGTTGAGGCGAATAACCGGTCAGAATGTTATTTGCTGTACCCAACGCATTAGAGGATACTCCAGTTACTGTATTAGTTACAGCTCCAACTATTCCTCCAACTGGTGCTTGATACATAACAGGAGCTGGCTGTTGATATACAACTGGTGGCTGAGCAACAACATAACCGTTGCCATAAGGAGTGTAATAAGAACCACCATAACCATAGTAGGGAATCCCACCATAATAGATGGGTGCTACTGGATATGGTAATGCTGCTGCATATGATCCAAGAGCCAATGCTCCGCAAGCCAGACCAAAGTTGGTCCAGCCCCAAGCACTCGATCCATACCATCCATGCCCACCCCACCCGCCTCCTCGATATCCACCTCCTCCACCGTGACATCCATAACCACCTCCACCTCCTCCACGATTACCTCCCCCACCACCAGCATAAGAAGGAGAAACACAAATAATAGCGGCAACCAAAATAATAACTAACTTTTTCTTAACCATAAAATACCTCCAATAATTTTAACATTTGTTCTGATAAAACAAATCTACTAAGTAGGAATCAATAATATTTAAATTACAATTCCTACTTAGTAGATAAAATGAATTATGAAACTACAAAACCTTTTTCAAATACACGAGGTGATTCAAGATCCTTCTTCGTGTATGAAATCATATCTGAGAAAGAACATCCGATGTACTTCTTCTCGGCGAGAACTCTTGAGACGAAAAATTTTACGATATTTGCCAATCGCTGAAAATCACACGGTAAACCATTTTTGGTCTTTACTCCGGTAATTTTTTCATAACTGTATCCAGATTCACAATTGGTCAAGAAACTTGCAAAACCCGGATCCATTTTCGGATCATCGTAAAACTTCATATCTCGTGGGCGGTCTTCCCAATTCCACCCATTTTTGAGAAACTTTTCTTTGTTTCTTTGTTGACTTTTACTGTACTCTCTGACAAGTTGCGACAACTGTCTTTCCTTTACCGCCGCACATGAACTGTAACCTAGTATAACATTTCCGATTCTTTTATCGGCATGAAACATAGTAGCTGTTTCTTCTCCTTTTTTCTTCTCGAAGAAAAGAATTTCAGGATGCCCACTTCGAAATTCAATTGAATCATCAAATGGATCGGAAATATTAATAGCCATTTTTGCTCCGCTATCAATATACTTACTCTTCACCATTTGATTTCCTTCGAGATATAAACGAGGTTCGAAAAAGAAAGGAAGAAATTCAGGAGGTTTGATTATTGAATCAACCACATTATTGACCGTTGATATGATATTTTCTGATATCTGACGACCCGCTTGCAATTGTGCAACGCCGACACTAACATGATCCTGAAAATTCATTGTTATTATCTTTCTTTTTTTTTGTTAAAAAATTGGGGACTTAACTTTGCCAGCGTCTGAGCAGGGTGGCTTTTACCCTCACTGACAATTGCCAAATATTGAGTCCCCACATCTGTGCTCAGAAGAGAGATGTGGAAATTCAATTAAGCCTACACATATGGATTATTAGTCCAATTAAATCAAAACCTCCTGTTAGTTTAGAGTTACTTTAAAAATAATAATAAAAATAACACACTCGATAGATAGCTTAATCCATCCGGTTTCTCAGTAGGTTGAGCGTATGATTTGTAGAATTTAGACCTACCTAAATTCCTTTGTCATACTTATATGTGTGTTTTGATAACTTCTTCCTACCGAAGTAGATAGATGTTATCAAATATATATGTATATAGACTTTACTATCTATTCAAAGTGATTTATTAACTATTTATTTAAATAGAACAAATAAAATAAAACTATAAAAAAGGAAAAATATAGATGAAACAGTTAATTGCATTACTTGAAAATGGATCTCATAAAGAAATTAAAAAATTGTCTGCTGAAACTGAAAAATCAATTAAAGACCTTTTAATTGAAGCTTTAAATGATCTTTTTAAGAAATATAAAAAAGAAAATATTGAAATAAAATGATCTCAATTAAATTACCAATCCAAAATGAAATAAATATAGATGACATTCAACGTATTTACTCTTCTTGTTTTAGATTTTGTTTTAATAGATTTAAAGAAAATAAAATATTTCCTCAAGTTTTTAATCTAGCAAAAAATAAATTTAAACTAAAATCATGGATAATGGTATCGTGCGTTAAAGAAGCAGAAACAATATATAAAATAAATAAAACTAAAATAAAAAAGAAAGAAGATGAGATATTAAAATGTGATAAACCAGATAAAATATCTAAACTAAAAATACATCTAATACATCTAAAACATATTATTTTTGGAAATAGAAAAAATTATAAGCGATATATTCAAAATAAAATTAATAAACAACAGTATAAAGAAAACAAATTAATACCAATAACAATTCATTGTGAAGCAAAAAAATTTAAAAATAGATTATTTGATTTAGATATTATTCAAAACAACTGTATAATTTTTAAAACTGGTAGATATAACCAAAAACCTATACTAATTCAACTTCCAAAACTCAGAAATAATATTAAAAAACAATTATATAAGTTAGAAAGTTTATCTGATGAAAAAGAATTATCTTATTCAGTCAAATTAACAAAAACAAATATAACTCTTATATTTGATGAAAATAAAATAGATGAATATAAAATTAAAAATTTAAAAGAAAATAGAATTTTAGGTATTGATTTAAACCCGTTGAATATTGGTTTTAGTATTTTAGATTTTAATAAAGAGAATAATTTTGAAATTATTCATAAAGAATTAATCGATTTTAAATCGTTCAATAACTATAAAAATAAAACAGGAATAATAAATAATAAAAAGAAATTTGAAACAATAGAGATTGTAAAATATATTACAGAAAAAGCTAAACACTTTAAATGTTCAAAAATAATAGTTGAAGATCTTAATAATTTTGATACAGATCTAAAGATAGGAAAAAGAATAAATTATATTTGTAACAATATATGGAATAAAACATTATTAATCAATAATTTAACAAAAAGGTGTAATATTTATGGTATTGAATTAGTTAAAGTTAATACAGCTTATTCAAGTTTTATAGGAAATATTCAATATGGAAATGAAAGTACACCAGATCCAGTTGCATCATCAATTGAAATAGCAAGAAGAGGTTTTAAAAAGTACGACAAAGGATGGTTTTATTCAATTGAAAAGAACGTTAATAATCTAAAGAATCTATGGAAGAAAGACTTAGATTGGAGTTCTTTAAGTTGGAAAGAATTATTCAATTTGTCAAAAGAATCTAAATTGAAATATAGGTTCTCTTTAGATGAAAATCTAAAGTTCTTAAGATTTTATTCATACAAATCTTGTATTCAAAAATACAGTTTTATATAAATAAAATTATTTTAACCACTGATAACTCTTTTTAAAATAAACACCACTAAGAGAACAAATTAAAAAGTAGTTTTTATTGCTTTTCAAGGAGATTTTTACTATAAATGATTCCCCCAACTCTAGTACCTGAATTAAACGTTTATACCAATAAAGTTCTTCGTGAATCGTTTAATATCAATAAAAAATATCTAAATTATGCTCCACTTGATGAAATCAAATATAAAGATTTTATGTCCACTATTTCATTTCAAAAAGTTCTTTTTGGTTGGAGTTATGATTATAGCGATTTTGGAATTTATTACGAAATTTTAGATCCTTTAGTTAATGCTGATCCGGCACTATATACCAGAATGAATATTTATGGAAATGCAATAAAAGTCTATCTTTTAGATAAAGATGCAAACAGAAATATACCTATTAAATATGATTCTTCATCTGAAGTTTCTATCGATATTATACCTCTTAATTATCAACATCCGAGATCTTATGAATTTTATGAAATGGGATTTAATGTATTTAATATTACATTTGATGAATATTATTTTCTTGAAAGAATGAAAGAAATTAAATCAGGATATGATACAACCGGATTCTTAGATTTTGAAGTTAAACCAAGATGTGACTTATCTAAGATGATATATCAGTATTTAGAATGTGAATGTTTAAATAAATATCCAAATAGTATCTTTACTCTTTCACCAGATAATAATAGAATTTTAGATAGGTTATTTCAACAATGGTTAGTTAATTATTTTTATGTAAAAAAACAATTAACGGAAGTTCAAAAATTAAATGCAAAAACTCATTTTTATATACCAAATACAAATTCCAAAATTTTTATTTTAACTAATGAAATAATCTCTAGAGGATATTTAGAATTACCAGAAGAACCAATTAATGTTGAACATACTAAATTCTTTTATAAAAATACACTTATTGTTGGTAATCATATAATGACCGAGGATAATGTGGTTAGATTTTATTGGAATTCTGCTTTAACTCAAGAAATGAAAAATGAAGAAAGAGTGTATTTAGCGTGGTCATTTATACAATATCCATTAGAGGTTAATATTTAATATGTACTCACAACAAGATTTTTTCAAAATTTTTCAGTATTTAAACGAGCATCCAAATAAAACATCTCTGTATCAAGTTCAAAATGATAATTTAAATTCTGATGAAATGGAAAGAAATACCATATTACAGCGTCAAATAGATGTCATTAATAATAGTATAGAAATGGTTCAGTCATATTTAAATATTTTAAACCAACAACTTTATACATTAGAGAGATTAAAATATTTCGTTGAACAATCTTCAGAAATTCTTTATAATCGAATAAAAGATCTTTATGATATTCCATCTATTGCAAATGAAATGACTTTATATATAGCTGAACTAGAAGCAAGTAAACCGATAATTACATGGACAAGTCCCCCAGTTTACATTGTACAAGATAATACAATGGCGGATTATGTATCTGATATAGATATTTCAATAATTAATTTAGCTATTACAACAAGAAATGAAGTCACTGGTTTTTTCAAAAATGTAATGGATCAACCAGCATTCAATACTGATGATTATAATAAGTTAAGAAGAATGATTATTGATTGGTATTCAACATTTAGAACATTATTGAAACTTCAAAAACAAACTACAAATCCATTTTTAATGACAAAAGAACTTTTAGATACTGCCAATAAAAGTTTTGGTTTTAGTAAAATATATGCAATAAATGAAAAAGATTTAAAAGCTGGATTGCTTTTATCTTTAGTAGACATATATAAGAAAAAAGGATCTCCTGATTCAATAGTTGAAATTTTAAAATTTTTAGGTTTGGATGATATTTCAATATACGAATGGTGGTTATATAGACAAAGAGGTACCGTTGATGGAGATTTATATCTCCAAGGTCAAAGAGTTACTAAATCAGAAAATGCTAATTTAGAATCAATGTTAAGGACTAATAGATATTTAAGTTATGCAGAATTTGAAAAAATGGCAGGACCTCATTGGTATTATAGAGAAGCACAAATAAAAGCAGTTGATGATACATTAACTAATTTATCTCTACCATCAATAATGCCTTATTTTTCCATTGCATATTATTTGCATTTTTCATCTGTTCTTCAATCTGCTATGTTTTTAAATAGATTGTGTAATGATCTTTTTGTTAAATATATTCAGCAAAATACAGAGTATATTAATAACGATAGAATTATTTACGTTGAAGAACTTAACCAAAAAATGTCAGTTTTTGAATTATATTTATGTTTAAATTATGCATACAATAGATATAATGATTATGTAAAGTTTACAGAACTTAATAATTTTTTATCTACAGAATATGGTATAATTTCAGATTCATACAGTACAGCACCTTTTATTGGTGTTTATCCATTTAGATATGAAAAATTAGTCAACTGGACAAAATTTCAAACTACTAGTCATGGTCTTAATTTATTTGTCAGTTTAATGTTTGGTGATTCAGAACATCATCATCCATCATTTAAATTTTATCCAAAAGATGTAGAAATTTTTTATGATTTAGAGTATATTGGACAAGGGGAATTGTTAAATATTGATTATGATAATATAACTGGTCCCTATTCTATACCAAGTAATTGGTTACCTAATCATAGTTATAGTATTGGAGATTTAGTAAAACCAACATCGGAAGATCATGCTACATGTTATTTTAAATGTACAGTAACTGGAACTTCAAATTCAACAGAACCAAGTTGGATACATTCTCATATTGATGATGTAACAACAGACAATACTGTATCCTGGAAATATGTTTTAAACGGAACTATACATGACATAGATTATTATCCTTATATTATACCCACACAGGGGTCTTATTATTTAGATCAATGTCATTTTTGTGGTCCAACTTATGCATTATCTTATTGGACGAGAAATGAAAATATAGCACTAATAACAGTCTTTTTTGAAAATCATGGATATGTTAAAGGTCAAGAAATAATTATTTCTGATAGTACAGATTTAGATACATTACCAAGTGGAAGATATATTGTATTAGCTGTTGTGGATGATACTTCTTTTACTGTTAATTGTATAGATGTCGGAAATATAAGCGGAGAATGTACTATACAAAATGTTTTTGATCAATATAATACTGATACGTATGAATCTATAATTAAACAAGAATGGGATGTTTTATTTAAAAGATTTAAAATACTAACTGATATTTACACTATTAAAAAAAGTAAAGCACATTTACCTTTAGATGGTGTTAATTATAAAATAGGTGATCTTGCTTTAATTATTAAAGATGAAACAGATTTTATTGCAGATGTTAGATTTAATTGGGTGGATAGAACCCAATATAATCCAAGAATTTATAAATGCATTGCGACAACAGGAACTATAGATGAACAATGGGAATTACAAGTAGATAATGATATTTATGAAGAATGGCACAGATTGTATCAAAAACTTTTACATAATAAATATATGCAGATGTGGACTTGGAAATTTGCTAAAAACTATGCAAGAAATAGAAAAGATCCAGAAAGAATATTAAATGGAACAGCAATGCCGGTGTCGGTTGAAGATTATTATAATTTACCTACAATAGGTAATACTTTAGATAGTTTAAAATTAGTTAATAATGATTCAACTAGAGGTTATTTACCCGTAGTTTATAAATGTATAGCTATAACTGGAACTATAGATGAACAATGGGAATATGATGAAAATGGTTTATGGAAATTAAATTATGCCGTTAATAATACTTTAGTTCCATTAATGATAGAATATACCAATGGTAACGATGAAGTATATTTTAATTTAGCGGAAACACTTGTTACATATCTAAATGTATTTATTCATACTTATATTCAAACTACAGCTCCTAATTTTAGAGAACTTTTGTTGGGATCATTTGAAAAAATTAAATTATTGATTGGTGATATTAAACCAAAAAGAGCTAGATTATTATCTTATGAAACTATTTATGGATTAGATGATAAATTGCAAGATTCTTTAAATGGTCAAGATATCTTAAATGGTAAATTTTTTCAAAAAGCAGAATGGGATAGAAGAGAGAATATTAGAGATAGTGATCAAAGAAATTATGATACAGTTAATCCCTATCATTATACATCTTTAGTTGAACCAAATAAATTTGATGTAGGAGATGTATATGATGGAGATTTTATCATAACTATTCATACTGATTTGCAATTTATTACAATTAATAACGGCACTCCTCATTTTATAGCTTCTGTTGTAAAATCTGGAACTAATGTTTCTTGGGATATGGGAAACGGAACTATTATATCTAATGTAAATAACATTGATTATGCGGGATATACTTCAACTGTTCAAAAAGCAGTTATGTTTAGTGTTATAGATGATTACACATATATTACTGAATTAAATGCTTCTAATGATCAATTAACTGAAATGAGACATTTAGAACTTCTTACAAATTTAACACATCTTGATTTAAGTTCAAATCAATTAACTGGTCCGTATTCAGAAATAGCAAGATTAAGTGATTTAACTTATTTAAATTTGAGCAATAATACCATAACATATATTGGTATAATTTCTGGACTTACTGATTTAATATATTTAAATTTAGAAGATAATGATCTTGTTCAATTAGGTAATGTCGCTAATATGATAAATCTTGTAACACTAAATCTAAATAATAATGCGTTAACAGATATCGGTTTAGTTACTAATTTAACACAATTACAAAGTTTAGAATTGTTAAACAATGGATTTTTAAATATTGGGATAGTTACATCCTTAACTAATCTTCAAAGATTATATCTTAAAAATAATGAGTTAACAAATATCGGTCAAATTGATAATCTTACCGATTTATTATTTTTAGATATTTCTTATAATAATTTAACAGATGTCGGAAGTTTAATTAATTTAACGAATTTAACAAATTGTTATTTAGAAAATAATGAATTCAATGAATCTACTTTATCAAACTTTGTAGATCAATTATGGTCAAATGAAGTTTATTTAAAAGCTAACTCCTGTGATATTAAATTAGAAGGTAATTGTGGGTTATCATCTGCAACAGCTGTAGAAAAAATTGAAGGTTTAGGAGCTTATTCTGCTACACCAATAAAGGGCGGAGGTTGTACCATTAGTTATGATTTTAGTACTAACGTATTTTCTTTCATAACTTTATCTACGATACCTGATGTATTTAGTCCATTAACGGTTCATACTTCTAATGTTTTGTGGAATTTAGGAGATGGAACTTTAGAACCAAACGATTATGTTTCTCATACTTATGCAACAAGTGGAGAAAAAACAGTTAAACTTTTATGTGATGATTTTGATACTTTAACTGAACTTCATCTATCAAATAATAAAATCAAATCTCTTTCAGAATTTTATTTAAATGAATTACAAGTTCTTGATTTATCAGACAATAATAGTTCTTTACATGAATATTTTATTGATGTTAAATATTATCCAAAACTTACAAATTTAAATATTTCAAATAACACAAAAATCAAGCAAATATATCATATAGAATTATTAACATTGTTAGAAACTTTAAATATTAGTGGTTGTAATTTTATATATGCTAACTTTTTAGATAAACAAAATAAATTAATTTCATTAGACTCAGATAATATTAATGCAATAGTAACTACAACAATTGATTATTTTCCTTATATTCAAAGATATGTTGTTTCAAATAATAGTTTAACGACAATCGGAGATATTTCATATTGTAATAGTCTGGTTCATTTAGATATAAATCACAATCAGATAACTGATATCGGTAGTTTTTTATATTTGTTGAATTTAAATTATATCGATTTAAGCTATAATAATATTTCTCAAACACAAATGTCAATTTATATTGATGAAATGTGGTTAATGAGATATCATCTTGGAACAAATAGTTGTGCTATTAACGTATCTAATAACAATGGATTAACTTCGATTGCTATTCGTCAAATAGAAGGTTTATCAGAATTTCTAGGTCAAGGTTTAAAAGATTTTGGATGTACTGTAACGTATTAAAAGAACAACATATTATATAATATAAGGATTAACTAACATGGAATCGAGAAAAGTATTTTTAAATGATTCTTACAGAGATCAAACTAATGATGATTTACGTCTTAAAATTGGAAATAAATTAATTGGTGGATATGTTGAAATATATGATAAAATTTCAGCCACAGAAAAATTATTAGTTGCCAAACCAAATCTTATTCTTTACAAAGGAAGAGAATGGTTAGCACAAAGAGCTGTTTATCAAACAATGTCTGCTTGGGATTCTCAAGCTAAAGATGGCTATATTAATTGGTTTGGTGTTGGTGTGAATGGTGCTTCTCCTGGGGATATATTGACCCCCTTAGCTCCTACTTTACCTGATACTAACCTTTTATCACCTATTGTATTAGATGCATCAGAATCAACATATAAAGATTTAACAGTAAGTGGAAATGATTATCAAGTAAAACCAATAGCATTAAAAACATATATTAATGATATTGTTAACCAAAATAGATATTTAATAGTTCAATGTCAAACAACTATTGTTTCAACTGATGCAAATGGTCCAAATGGGGAAACATATTATGATTTAAATGAAGCCGGTTTATATGTGGGGGGAGAAGACGAAACATCTACTATACCTGTTTCTATTTTTGCTAGATGCACATTTAGTACAATACGAAAAGACAGTGGACGAGAACTAGTCTTCCTGTGGAATATCTATTTTTAACAAAATCTTAGAATTCGTTTTTGGAACAAAAATATATTATATAGTGTAGATCAATATTAAATAAGGAAAGACGATCATGCCTATATCACCTGGTGTATATTCGAAGATCATTGATTTGAGCTATTATCTACAAGAAGTCCCCGGCACAACTGGATTTGTTTCATTTTTCTCTCGTAGGGGTCCAGATAATACTCTAACATTATCTGCGGGACAACCTGATTTTAAAGATATGTTTGGTACTCCCAATATCAATGATTATGGTAAGGCTTGGGGTCAAGGTCCTTATATGGCTTGGAACCATTTAGGAATGTCTGGTTCTCTTTATTGTATCAGAGCATTACCAGATGATGCTACCTTTGCCAATTTAAGAATAGATTTTAATTCGGATGGTACCGGATCAATTGTTGTATCAAGTAAATCAAATATTTATGCTTTAAAAACAACTGCAGAAAAAGATTTACAAGTTGAACACAATCCGTTACATAATCCTAATATTTGGCCTATTGTTCTTTTCTACCCACTTGGTAGAGGAGACAGTTATAATGATTTCGGCATCACATTAGTTCCTCATACTAATCCAGCTCTTGCTGATCAAGGCATTTATACTTTAAATATTTTTGAAACTTCTGCTAGTACTCCTATTGATAATTTAATTGAATCTTTTGAAGTTTCATTTGATGAACAAGCAGTTGATGAATCTGGGGATTCTATTTTTATCACTGAAGTTGTTAATAGATTTTCTAAGTTCATTGATTGTTATGTTAATGAGTTAAGTATTAATGAATGGAAGAAAACAAATCTTCCTATTATCGTTGAACTTCCTTCTGAAACTCAAGAATATCCTCCGGGTAGTGGTATTATAATTGAATCAAGTGCTGTTCACTTTACTGGTGGATCTGAAGGATCATTAGTTACAATAGATTCAACAACTGGCCGCAGAACTGTTGATCCAGTTGTAGCTAACCAGCTTCTTGTCAGTGCCTATATGGGTCTTCTTGATGAAGATACAATAGATCTTGATTGGATTTATTTTAATATCGTTTATGATGCTGGTTACACACCAGATATTAAAGAATCCATTAGGTACTTATCACAAGATGTTCGTAGAGATTGTTTTGCATTCCTTGATAATGGAGATAATGCCACAGTTCAAGATTCTATCAATGCCAGAAATAATGACAATGATATGAATACTTTCTATTGTGGTATCTTCGAACCATTTAATAAAGTATATGATGTACATACTGGTAAGAATTTATGGTTATCTCCAATTTATCATATGTCTCATATAGTTCCGATGAATGATGCTCTTTATCAAGTTTGGTGGCCAAATGCTGGTTATAATAGAGCTACCTTATCTACTATTAAAGAAATGAGATTCAATCCCAAGTTATCTCAAAGAGATCAGTTGTATCTTGCACAGATTAATCCTATTGTTAGATTTAGTGTTGGATATACTGTTTGGGGAAATCTTACAACTCAGAAAAGACCTTCAAAGCTATCTAATATCTCTACAGTAAGAACTGTATTGTATATTAAAAGAGCTCTTGAACAGTTCTGTAAATGGTATATATTTGAATTTAATGATTCCGAAACTCATTCCGCAATTGCATCTGAAATTGCTGGATTCTTACAAACTCTACAAGATGCTAGAGCACTTGAAGGTTATTCTGTGGAAGTTGGGGCAACTGAATATGAAAAGAAACAAAAAATATGTCATGTAAATGTAACTCTTGTTCCTGTTGGAATTATAGAGAGAATTTACTTGAACTTGTTTGTTCAATAATTAATATTAATATAAAGGAAACTATATAATATGAACACAAGTTTCAATGTAGTTGCACAAAACCTATATGATAGGAACTTCGGTGGTACCTTAAAAGGTACTGCTGACCCTTATCTTAGCGGGACACATTTCATTAAATTTTATGATCTCCCTTCCGGTTTAATTGATTCAGTAAAAACTGGTCAAGGTAATGCAAATTTTGGCAGTAATGCTGAAATATCACAATTTCTCCAAGCATCTTGTTTATCAGTAACTCCTCCAGGTGGAACACTTGGTAGAGCTGAATTTACTGGACTTGGTGGAATTAAATGGGGAGTACCGACAAACGTAGATTATGGTAATACTATTACTGTAAAGTTTGTTGAATTTAGTGCACTTCCTGTTTTAGCTATTATGCATGGTTGGGTTAGAATGATTCGCGAATATCGTAATGGTATTTCCCGTATTCAAGCTAAAGGTCCATCAGATTATAAGACAAAGAATCTTTATGCTTGTAATCTTCTTTATTGGACAACCAAACCAGATGGTTTAAGTGTTGAATATTTTGCTATGTATAGTGGTATTTATCCTACAAAAGATCCGCAAGATCTTTTTTCAAGTGATGTTGCTACTGTAGATAAACTCGAACCAGATGTAGAATTCGCACTTGATTTTATCTGGCACGAAGATTGGGTTAGAGTTAAAGCTACTGAACAAGCTAAGATTCTTCATGATAATAGTCTTGCATTTAGAGGTGCTCAATCTGGTGCATTGCAATCTGCTCCAGCGGGTGCTGATAGTCCTTCATAAGTATTTATTTTAATTAATAAAGGGGTATGAAATATTACCCCTTTGTTTTTTAATATCTGAAATTGAATTCATTTTTTAACTACAACTAAATTTCAAGTATTAAGAAAATTTATAACTCAACAAAAAGGAAATCACAAAAATGTCAGAAAAATTAGAAGTCTTCAAAGGGTTCGAAATCTCTTATCCAGAGTATGAAATCATCACACCACAAACACTTAACAAATTTACAATTAGATCTATGTCGGTCGCGGAAGAAGAAACTCTTAAAGGTAGTTTTATAAGTCCAAAATCAGTTCCAACTCATATAAGTAAAATTATATGGACATGTTTAGTTAAGAAACCAGCATCAATAAAAACATATGAAGATTTTCTAAATAATGTTACAATATTAGATAGAGACGCTTTACTCTATGGTCTTTATCATGTAACGTATAAAGATATGCAGAATTTCGATGTTCCTTGCGCCGGGGAAAATTGTGGAAATAAATATTCGGTGGTTCTTGATATTTCTAAAGCTTTTAATATGCAAGCATATAAAGGTAAACCAGAAGAAATTCTTAAAAAAGTTATTAAAATAGAACTTAAAATTGTTAAGAATACATCGGTGGAAATTACACAACCCACTTTAAAAACTGAAGATCAATTTATAACAGATGCATTATTTCAAAGTCAAGAAAATATGTCTATAGGTTCTGAAATGTTACCAGTAATTAAATTTATTCAATACGAACCAAATACAGATAAATCTGTTTCTATATCTGAAAGAGATAATATATTTGTAGGTTATAAATCATTACCTGCTGCTGATAGAAAACTTATAAATAAAAAGTATATGGAAGAGTTTGGTAATTATAGAGTAAAATTAACTATGTTATCTGTATGTCCTAAATGTAAACATAATAATGAAAATGCTATGGATATTATCCAGAATCTTTTTCGGGCATTATACGAATGAAGAGTCAGTAGAGCGCTTTAGAATACAAATTCAAGAGAATATTTTTTTAGCTATGGAAACAAGCAAACAATCATATTTAGATATTTTAAATATGCCTGTTGATAGATTAAAAAAATATTTTCAGTGGAAACAAAAATTCGACGAAGAAGTTGCTAAACAAAGAGAGGCCGCGCTCAAAGACGCCCATAATAAAAAATAGCAAAGGATGCGGCCATGCCTAATATATCTTTAGTAGATAAAAGAATTGCTGGTAAAAGTAATACGGCTGTTGACTTTATCGAGTTAATCGATAAAATAGGAGATTTTAAAAAATTAACAGGAATTAACGTTTATGTTAAATCCTACAGAAATATGTTAATGACTCCACTAGGAACTTATATTTTCGATCCTACTTATGGTTCTCTTCTTTATAAAAAAATATTTGAAATATGTGATGATATAACAAAAGAAGATATTATTTATGAAGTTAAAGAAAGAATTAAATTATATGATCCAAGAGTTATTATTGAAAATATTAATGTCAATTTCTTTTCAGATGTAAAAGGATTTTATGTTTCAGCTACTTTAAAACGCGACGATCAAACTGGAAAAATTGATGTTGTATTCACAGATAATAATTTAACTATGCCTCTACAGGACATATAAACTATGCAAAACTGGTTAAGATATCAATTTTACCCTAACGAATTTTTAGATTTAGTATATAATTATTATGCTGTTCATGGTGTGGCTTCTGTTTGTACATATTATCATGTAGATATCGATAATAGTATTTTAGAAGATACAAAATTAGAAGCTGGTTATTATGAATTAATAGGAAATTTAACTGGTGTTAAATTCCAAAAAATTAATTTTTTACCAGTCTATAATCTTGAAGGAATTCAACCAAGATTTTCCGCAGATGAAAAAGGTATGACTAAATCGGATCAAATGACAACCTTTAATATTCCTACATCTTACAACATAATTCCTACAATGATGGATCATGTTATATTTGATGCATTGCCTCTTAGACAAAATACCGAATCTTTACTTACAGCTTATCAAGTTACAAATATGGAAAAATCTACCAATACTGATATTTCATTTTGGAAAGAACAATTGAAAGTATCTTACAGAACTAAAGGTGGATTAGATAGTCAAACAATTGAAACGTATACATTTTTTGATTATGAGAAAAAGATTTATAGTGCTGAAGATGCTATACTATTATACAATTTACTTTTTGAAAATGATCAAAGTACTCTGAACAAATTTTACAGTAAGAATAGCGGTCTATACTTGGGGGTTTAAGTTCAGTTAGCTCCGAACAAATATTTAATTAAATAATCAGGAGTTTAAGATACATGCCTTCACTTTTTACAGATAAACAAGCAAACATTTTTGGTTCAAGAGAAGCTATCAGAAATAGTTTATGTGAGATGACACAAGATTATTTGGATTTACAAGATGTTGATTTAAATAAAACTACATTTGTATCTTACATCATTAATATCTTTTCTGTTTTAACAACTAATATGATGTTCTATAATGCAAATGTATATAAAGAATTTTTCTTCACTGAAGCCCAAATGCCAGATTCAGTTATTAATCTCGGTAAATGGATTGATTATTATCCTCCAGATGCTACTCCTGCTACTGTTGATTTATTGTTTACTGTCTATTTAAATAAGTTATTAAGTAACAATATAACTCTTTCAATACCAAGTACATTTAAAGCTTATGCTGGAGATATTCCTTTTACATTATACTCAACAGAAAAAACAATAGTTGAATTAAATGTTTCAGAATTAAAATCACAAGCTGAACAATTGGCTAGTTATAATGTTACTGTTGCTATTGCCAATAAAGAATCAGTTATAGTTACTGATCAAAAAGGAAATTATTATCCAGTTGAATTAAATACTCAAAATAATACTGTTATGTTTATTTTGCCGTTTAGACAAGAAGAATTATTATATGAATCTTTTAGTATACCATATGATTTAGAATTTTTACAATTTTATTCAAATAATTTAATATTTGCTGATAACCAGGTTAGCAGATTAGAAGTTTATGTAAGGGATGAAGTTCCGGTCGGAGTAACATTACCAGGAACATATGATGAATGGTATTATCCTCCAACTGCTTCCCCTGGTTCAAATCCTCCTAGATATTTTTACGAAAATTGGACAGCATCTGAATCTGGTTTATATACTCTATCTCAAACTGATAAAAAATATATTTGGACATCAACTTATGGTTCTGGAGATATTTTCTTTGGAAATGGTATCTTTGGGCAACAACCACATAGAGGAGCTCATGTTGTAACTTTATTATATTTAACTAAAGGTGCAAATGGTATCATAGTTCCAAATGCAATCTCTAAATGGGATCCAATATTATATCCTGTTGTTTCCGGAACATCTACAAAATATGAATCTTTACCATTTTCTGTTTCAAATCCAGCTGCGGCATCTGGCGGTGCTGATCTACCAACTTTAGCAGAAATTAAATCACAAGCTATTGCTGGTCTAAGATCAAGACAGCGTTTAGTTTCAGATGTAGATTATGATGATATTAATGAAATAGTACCGTATCTTCCAGTATCTTATACTAGACCTATTTTAAAAAGAAGTGATCTTAAGATAAATGAAATAATGATGTTTAATGCATTATTTTATCAGGATCCAAACGGAATACAAGAAATTGTCCCAACCAGAAATATTATTTTTCAATGGCCAGTTGATTCTTCTGCAATTTACACTATAGATAGTACAGCTAATATGGAAACACATTTATATATTCCTTCTGGATCAAATTCATATGATGATACTTTAAATTCTACATTTGAAACTATTTTCAATATGCAAATTTATCCAGATACATTAACTGCAAAATATGAATACATATCTAAACAATTATCTTCAACTGCTAGTTATATTGGTGTTATAGATAATTATGATTTTTATGCTTCGATGAATATAATAAGTGTTGTTTTTACAAAAGTTGTTACTGATGATCCCAAATATCCATCAATTTACATGTTGTGTCAAGTAGCTTATGAAAATGATGATATTCAAGATTATGAAATAGAAATAACTACAGGATGGGACAATAAAACTTATTATAGTTCCGGATCACATATAACTGTAGAAAAAGTATTAGACCAAAATAATAAAATTTTAGGTTTTGGTTTAACGTTTGAATATGTAAATCAAATACCATTAGACCAAGTAGATTTTAATATTATCATATTAGGTAAATCAGCTAAAGCAATAAATCCAAGTCAATATTATTCTTTGAAAGAATATTCTTGTCAACCCATTATAAGAAGAGATATGTCAGATTTAATGTATAGTTATATTACATTGGGAACATCCGAAAATGGAGAACCTATTTATAAAGTTTATGATACTCCGGTTATTCTTTCTGCTTATTTAAATGAATCTTATTTTAATAGAGCTAAATTTGATACTTATGTTTTGCAAAAATACATCAATAATATTAATTTAACTAGTCAAAGAATGCTAACAGATTTCAATAATATTAAATTTTGCGATACATATGGTTACCTTATTAACATGAAATATAATAGTAAGAGTAGAACAATAATATCGCGTTCCTTGGTTTATCCACCCCTCCCTGTGGATGTAGAACCTAATGATACCTATATAGTTAACGGTGGTGAGGGGTATGATTTACAGGGTAATAACTGGCTCTACCAGATACATAAATTTGCAATTTGGGCATATGATCATTGGGAATTTGTTCAGCCAAAGATGGGAGAACTTGTTATAGTTAATGATAAATATGATCCATTAGATATTGATCAAAATAGAACTTTAACCTTTAATGGTAAGTATTGGATGGAACCGATATTTAATATTCCATTACAAATTGAATTAAAAGTAGTCAGAGATAAAACTGTAACTCAAACATCTCAAGCTTTAATAGAAGCTATTAAAGATGCATTAATTTCTTACTATACAGATAAATTTGGACTTGATGTTAATATAGATAGATCTGAAATTTCTAAAGTTGCTAGAGGTGTTTCTGGTGGTATTTATGTAGAAGTTATAAAACCAGAAATTGATTTAAGATTTGATTATGAAATTTATAAACTCGCATATGAACAATTAATTGAATATACACCAGAATTAGTAATGTTTACAAGAAACTCTATAAGTATTAGAGTATACGAACAATGAGTGAACATTTAGATATTCTCGATATTAAAGATCCAATAAGGTTACATCAATTCATATTGGAAAAAATTAGTCATGAATTATCTGAATTAGTTAAAGATTGCTACTATCCAACTATCGCAAAAATACATTCCGAACTACTTAATATGGTTAGTACTAATGATGATATAATAACTAAATATTCGAAAGAACATTATAAGAATCCAAAATGGAAATTATTACACGATCCAAAAACTATTTTATTTATTTTAATAGCTAGATACTTTTTAAAAAAGAATGATTATGCTGCCGCTTTAGCTGCTCTTAATGCTTTAACTATGAGATATTACACTAACGTAATGATTATATTTGTTAAGCATTGTAACCCTGATTATTTTAAAATAGCTTTAAGAAAATTATCCAAAAATCATCTATATAATCAAAAAGATTCAATTGGAAATAGTTTGTTATATTTAGCTAAAGTTATACTTGATAAATATCAAAATGATCTTAAAAATGATAATCATGATAGAATCTATTTATTAATTTATGAAATAAGAACCAGAATATTTCAATCAGCTAGATCATTTGCGGAACAGTATTATGATACTTATGAAAAAGGTGAAAGTGAAACATCATCTGAAATAACTCCTGATTTACAACCATCTGTCGAACAGAAAATAAAAATAACCGCAGATAAAATTTCTAAAGATTTAACATTATATCAAAAGATAGATAATAAAGCTCTAGACGAAGCAAGAAATATAACTAGATTCAATAAAAAACTATCTCAAGTATATACTACAACTTTAAATAATCACAAATATACAGATAATTTAACTTTAGCTGTTAATCTTTTATTGAGAAGTTTAGTATTGAATAATATAGATACATCACAAAGAATTAATTACATCGAACATACAAAGCGTTTGATGGGGATTAAAGTTACAAAGAAACCAGTTTATTTTAAAGGAATTGTGGTTCAAATACATGATGATATTATAAGAGACATTCATGAAGAAAAATGGTTCAATCAATTATCTGTTCAATCTAAAGCAACATGCAGGAGTTTTTTAGCTTATTATATTGCACTAGTTTGTGCTGATTATTTCTCATTCAAGATTTAAGAATATTGATATTTAGCGGATTTATTGCTAGTGCTTTTATAATTAGTAACAGGAAGTACAGGATTTACTTGTCTTGGATTTGGATTTTTTGGATCTCCAGTTGGAACATGATTAGTGATAGTTTTAACTGTATCAGCGGTAAATCCAGCTACATTTGTTAGAGTGTTTGTGGATGCAGTTGCCACACCTTGTAATATTCCTGTTGCTGGTAATCCAATATTTCCTACCATATTAATACTTGTTGTTGCTAAATTATTTGCAATTGGTCCCAAACTACTAGTTAATGTTCCAGCTGTTGATGTTAAAGAACTTGCTTCACCTAATAACTGCCCAACAACTCCACTTGGACATGTTGGATCATTAGCAACTCCAGTTAATGTAGATGCATTATTTAATAACCCTCCTGGGATACTAAGAAGACTAGTAGAATAATTTCCTAGATCTTTAACCATTCCTCCAGCTACATTTTGTGTTACACCGCCAATTAAAGAAGTAGCCTGACCAGTTACATTTCCTGCAACATTAGTTAAATTACTAACTAATCCATTGGCGGTTCCGAGAACATTTCCAGCAACTCCTGCCACTGTATTTGCTAATGGTCCGATTATTTGACCAGCTGTATTTAATATTTGACCAGCAGTTCCAACTAAAGTATTAGCTATACCGCCAGCTGTATTAACTGCAAAATTAGTAAGATCTCCAGCTGCTCCAACTAATTCATTTGCGATAGTTCCTACGCCATTTACAACTTTAGTAAGTGGATCTACAACCATACCAGTTAATTGATTAAGTAATCCGCCTTCTCTTGGTTGAGTATCTCTAGCTACATTTGCTTGAGCAACATTTCCTTCATTCACTTTAAGAACACCAGCTACAACATTAGCAGCATTTTTTACTAAATCAAATATAGATGGATTTCTATTTTGATAATCCATATAAGAAGTAACATACCAAGAGGGGATCATTTGATCTGGTCCGCCATCATTATATCCTCTATTTTCTTCAAATTCTTTTAACCACGGAACTAATTGTGGTGTATTATAATTTGGAGCATACTTTCCACCAACCATTGTTTGATAAAGCATACCAAAATCTATTTTAACATCAACAATACTAGCTTTTTGATTCCATCCGATTTGGTTATTATCTCCACCTTTAATGACTGAAATATTTTTTATATAACCAGCATATTGGGGAATTAAACCTCTAACTCTAAATTTACAATACCACGGCGCAAAGAAAAATTTACCATCATTTGATCTTGGAACAACAAACGACATTAAACAAGCTAATGGTCCGATTATATATCTTTCGATATGGGGATAACTACCGGGTAAAGGATTATAGAGTCTAATAGTAAAACTATAATTTGGATTCCATGCTGCTGATCTCCAAACTTGTGGATAACCGACACCATGTCCAAGAGCTGCTTCAGTTACAGCATTTAATATATTACCAGCAATACTTTTAGTTTTTTCAGACATACCAGATGTAACTTTACCAGCTTCTTCTTTACCTTTTTCTACTTCTTTACCTAAACCCATCATCTCCATACCTTTTTTAGCAAGATCTCCAATTTGTTCTTTATTAGTTATTCCAGATATTGATGCTATATCTGCTACTGTACTACTTGCTACTCCTTTAGATATTTCAGAAAAAACACTATCACCAAAATCATTTGAAAATGATTCTTGAATTGGTCCTTCTGCCATAACAGCCGCTTTTAAACATCTATTACGTTTACATTCTGAAAGATCTACACCATAATATTGAAGCATATCTTCAATATAAGATCTATCTGTTTGTGCTATTTCCTGAATTCTTCCCCTTAAATCTACTGTTCTGGTTCTATCCCAAGCATTAACTAATTCATATAAATCTAAACCTATTACTAATCTAGATATGCAAGGTTCAATTTCAAGTATAGGAAATGTATCCATAATCATATCATTTTCCATACCCAAAAAATTAGAACCCATTGTACCGCTATGGGAATCTGTTGAAAAAGAAGATGGTAATGGCGGCAAACCAATAATTTCCGGAACTCTTATTGTTTCTACTAATGGTATAAAAGGTTGTAATTGACTATCTGGATTAACGAGTGTTGATATAATTTGTTGTATATTAGTTAAGGGATTTCCGCTTGGTGATACTGGTATTGGTGGTGTACCAGGAGGTAATGTACTAACTGTTCTATCTTTTAAAGTATATGGTGCTTTAGTTGTATCAAATATTATACCGGCTGTTTTATCTGGCGGTACATAATCTGGAGGAAGAGGTGGGCCATAAATTGGTATCTGTTCTTCTGGTACAATAGTATTATAAATAGCTTCTCCAGCATTTAATAAATCTTTACCAACAGCTTCACCAGTATTTAATAAAGTTTCTCCTATATTTCCTACTGCTGATAATGTTCCTTTAATTATATCTGGAGTAGCTTGAATTAATCCAGTAGCTGCACCAACTGCATTTGAAATTGTACTTATAGCTGCATTAGGTACTGTTTGAATTAAATTTGTAGCTGTTCCTACTGTACTGCCTATAACATTATTTATTGTAGAAAATGCAGCATCCGGAACTTGTGTTAAAATATTATTAACAGAACCACTAGAAATTTTAACTACATCTTGAGCCAAATTAAATGGAATACTATTAGGGGTAAACGGACCAGTTCCTATTGGCTTACTTGGATCAACATTAAATCCTCTTGTAAGTCCGGGGGGTAATTGATTTATTAGCGCATCTGGTGTATTTATTATATTTGCCATATTTTACCTTTTATTAAACAGTAGCCCCATTAATTATAGAATCTAAAGCAAAGAAAAATGGATGTTCTTTTTGTTTCATATCATTAATTGTAGTTGTTACATATTTTGAACTATTATCAATAGCACTACTTGTTGATTGTGCAAATTTACTTACACCTTGTTTTAAACCTTCAGCTGATTCTGCCGCATGAGCTTTGAAATTTTTAGTCATTTCCATCATTGGTTGAGCTTCTTTAACAGCTTCTTTTGCTATTTCTTTTGATTTATCTGCCGCATATGTTATTGCTGGCATAGCTGCTTGTTTAGCTTTTTCAACATAAGGAGTTGCTTGTGCTTTTTTAGCTTCATATTCTTTAGCTAAAGATTCTAAAACTTCACTTGTACTAGTTTTAGCTTTTTCAACATAAGGAGCAGCGGTTGTAACTGCCGATTGAATATATGGTTCTGCTTTTTGTTTTGCTATATTAGCAGCTAAAACTGCTTTGTCTTTAGTTTCTCCCATTATATCTTTAGATTTTTCAATTGCAGTAACAACTGTTGGTGTTACTTTATTCGCATAAATTTCTTTAGCTTGTTTAGTTATATCTTCAGTTGTTTTTGGTGCACCATTTACTTCACTCTTTACTTTTTCAATTGCTTTACCAATCCAAGATTGATTTTTAGTTTTTTCAGTTTCCGCTAATTGTTTCGCGTATTTACTTTGAATAAAATCAAAAGTTTTAGGTCTTACATCTTTACCTTTAATTATACTATTAATATCAGCTGTGGTAAAACCACCTTGTGCTATAACATCAGATAATTGTTTATATTCTTCTAAACCTTTTTTCAATCTTGTAGCAATAAACGATACTGGTGCATCGTCAAATATACTAGCAATTCTATATTTTCCAGCTAAGTCTTTCCATAATGCTTCACCTAAATCTGTATTATTTAATGGTGACTCTTCGTAAAATTTTCTTAAATCATTTCTAGATTTATCTTTTTCTTTTTCTGATACATTTGCTTTTTCTAAACCTTTTTCTCCAATCATTGTTTTTAATTCACCAAGAGCTGCAGTTGTACTAGTTGCCTTTTCTCTTCTTTTTTTCTCTTCAAATATTATTTTATTTCTATCGTGATCAGCTACACCTACTGCTGGCTTAGTTTCTTCTTTTCTTTCACCAAGTAAATATTTCATACCTGGTATTTTATAAACTAAATCTGTAATTCCAGTTTCACATTTTTGAATTATTTTTCCAATCCAAGAAAAAATACTTTGAACTGGATCATAAATATATGCATATAGATCTCCAACTTTATCACCTAACCATGTGCCAATTTCTTGTGTTCCCTCCATTAACCAATTACCTATAGTATATGGTATATCCCACAAAGCGCCTTTTATAAGTTTCCATGCGCCTTTTGTTATCCATACTAATGCTTTTCCAGTATAATAAATTGGAAGCCATACAATTTTTAAAACAGCACCTAAAAGTCCAATATCATTTGGATCAGCGTCTCCGAACTTATCAGATCCAAACAAAGAAAATAATGTATTTAATCCACCTTTGCCTATTAATAATCTTGTTACCATTTCAGGTACAGCTTTTAAAATATTTCCTATTGCACCTAGAAAACTTTCAGATTGAAATATATCTGAAATTGGTTCCCAGATTGCATCAAACAATCCCTGAATCCAACCAGTAATAGAAGAAAGAAAACCAGAATTTTTTATTATCTGACCAATTTTACCGGGTATTATAAATAAAATTTGAAAAACAGCACCTAAAAGTCCAATATCATTTGGATCAGCATCTTTAAATTTATCTGAACCAAGTAAGGAAAATATCATATTCAATCCGCCCTTACCAATTAATAATCTACTTGTCATTTCACCAAGACCTTTAATAATACGAATATACCACGGTTGATCTGTACCAGCTACTATATATTTTAAAGGTTCCCATATACCCTGTACTAAACCCATTGTCCAACCAAGAATACTATCTATAAAAGGTGCAGCCCATTTAGTAAAATTAAAATCACCAATAGCTTTTAACCAAGCAGGATTTGTATCAAATTTAGTTCCGAACAATGTATTAGTTAACCAAATAGCACCCCGACCTACCCAATATGTTAATTCTTGAACAATATCAACAATAACCCCATTAATAAAACCAGCTATACTAGCAGCAAATCTTTCTCTAATTGTTACTAATTTTTTACCAAATATTTTTTCAGCTGTAAACCAAGAAAAAATACCTTCTATCACACCAAGTAAAGCAGTAAACGGAGATAGACCAAATGCAGCAGAACTCATTATTAATTTAGAAAGAGATAATAATGGTTTAGCACCTTTTATTATCATCCTTGCAAAAGCAATCACGCCTTTCATACCTGCAGCAAATTTTCCTTCACCAGCAAATATTTCTTTTAGTCCGCCGAATATACCTTTTGCTTTAAATATATCTTTTAAACTAGTAATTCCTTCAAAAATACCTTTAACACCTTTCCATAAAACTTTAAATGGTGATAATATAGTATGAAGAATAATTTTTCCCCAACCAGCAGTTTTTTCTAAACCAAAAAGATGTTGAAATAAACCTTTTAATCCACCAGCTTTAAATGCTGCAGCTAATTTTTGAACCCATCCAAATTTCATAAGAAACATGCTTAAAAAACCAAGTATTCTTTTCCAAAACGGAACTTTTTTACTCTCATCATTTTTTCTTAACCATTCCATGTGAGTTTTTCTGTAAATTCTTTCTTCTCTCATTGCAACTATAGTAGCTAATGTTTGTGTTCCTGTTTTAATTTCAATTTTTTTAAGTAATTTTATAAGAGGACTATTTAAAAATGCTGGTAATGTTTTTTTAGCTTCTAAACTAGCATTATGTCTACTTACTTCCATTCCCTGATATTTTTGAGTTGGCGATAAAAATGATGGTTGAGTAGCACCCCACAAATGTTGACCTTGTTGATATATCGAAGATGCTTTTCCATATGTCTTAGATGCTGCTTCTAAAAAAGGTTTTTTAATTTTTTCTTTTCTCTTTGCTAATTTTCTTTGGAAAACATTCACATATCTTTTTTCTATATCTGTTAATTCCCCACCAACCATATTTTTAAATATAGCATCAAATTTTTCAGTAGAAGAAAGACTACTTAATTTTATTTTTCCAGCTTTAGCTTCTTCTTTCTTTGGTACAAAATGATTTACTAATTTTTCTATTAAACCAGTTTGTGTAACAGTCTCATCATATATTTGTCCTTGAATAGTTTTAGCTTTTTCAGTTATTGTTTTTGGTTTATTAAATTCGAAAAACATTACTTTACCTAAAGGACCAGATATATACTTATTAAATAAAGTGTATTGTTCTCCCGGTCTAGTTTTTTTCTTTTTTTCTTCTCCAGATAAAGATCCTTTTAAATCTTCCCAAATATCTAAAGCTTTATCATAAAAATCTCTACTCTCCGTAATTTGAAGAGTCATTCCGGCTTCTATTCTTGCTTGATGATTCTTACCTTTTAATAATGGATTTCTAGATTTAAAAAGCCATCCTATAGAAAAGTCTCTTAATACAGATCCGACATAAACCCACTCTTTCATAAAAGTATACATTTCTTGAAAAAATGGATGTTTACGAAACATTTTTCCTAACATCATATCAAGACGATAACTAAATGGAACATCTTTTGAAATACCAACTAAATTAGGCATAGCACCAAAGAAGAAAACTAAACGTTCAAGTGCTGTAACTGTTCTAGCTTGAAATGTTTCATTACGTTCTTCTCTAAACGGATCAGCTATAAATGCACCAACTTTTCTAAATATGGTAGCACCAGTTAATTTTCCAGCTTTTTGACCTGTTGTGGTTGTAGCTACTAATCTTTTAATAGTTTTATTTAATTCTTGTTGTTCTTCAATTTGTTTTTTCATCATTCCACCGAATGATGCTAACTTATTAATTTGCCCAGCTTCTTCTAATTTTAATTTTGTCTCCAAAGCATCACTAGTTTTTGCCATTCTAACTCTAAGAATACCTCTTGATAGAACATGAGCTATACTACCGAGATAATCTAATTGTTTTCCTAAAACTTTAGTAGGTGTAATTACCTCACCTTTATGAACTATAGCCTGACCAGTTTTAGTAACAACACCACCTCTTTCAGCTTTTGGTAATGGTTTAGATTTTAATCTTTCGGGGGACATAGTGCCCAATGCTTTCAACCATTCAGCATTAGATATACGAAGTAAATCTACAGCTTCTGTTGTATCTGCAGATTTATGACTTCTTGTGTATGAGGTTAACTGCAATCTATTTTGACCAGGTCCCATTTTACCAACACTTCTGGTAGTTTCTCGAGGAGCAACAGCACCTTTTCCTTTTCTTTCATTTCTTCTTTCTATAAAGTTAGCAATACCATGTTTAGCATCAACAAACTTTCTACCTATAAATTCTTTAGTTGCACCTGCTGTTTCAATTATATGTTGCTTAAGAGCTTCTTTATTATTCTCAATAAGTTTTTCTGTTAAATGACCTAATATTGGATTTATAGCTCTAGCAACACCCAAACCAATTATTTTTGATTTATCCATAGAACCAAAAGTTTCACCATATACAGTACCTCCAACTGCTTTAGCTGGAGCGAGAGCCATACCTCCTGCCCTCTTAACAACACCTAAACTAGTTTTAGTTAGTTCTTTAACACTAGCCATTAAACCAGTAATATTGGAATTTAATTTGGACGCAGTATCTTCCTGTAGTATATTTCTTGCCGGAACAGGTCTTTCTTTTGCCGCCATGTAAAAATTTCCTTTTTGTCTACAAAAAAATAAAACTAAATATCCAAGTCTGGATCTATATCACCATTATTATTTTTGTTCCCAGAACCATCATCAAAAAACAAAAAATCGCCATCACCTTTAGGATCTTCTGAATTACCATATATGATTTCTGATAAATTGAGATGAATATCTTTTTCATCTATTGCCTTTTTTAAACTGCGTTTTAAGGCTATGTTTTTTTGCATTAATATAGTTTTTCTTTCTTCTTCATCTGTATCAAATTTATATTTATTAAATTGAGTAATTTTCTCTAATTCTGAATTGAAATTAGCCTCATTAGAATCTTCATTTAATAATAATACTTCAGATGTTGTTTCATTTGCAAATGTTTTAGATCCGAATCTACTTTTAATAGCCGGTTCATAAGATCTAACATAAGTACAAAAAGAAGTTGCTAAACATAAGTCATCTTTTTCTCCTTTACCGGCTTCAACCCGACCTCTTATATTCTGTTCTAATCCAATAAGTTCAAGTGCTAGTCCAGTTGATTTTATGATACTTGTATTTTCTGTAACGTAATTATATAAGGAATCAATCAATAAAGGTCTCGTTGTTGCTGTTGTTGATAAACCATAAACTATCTTTTTATTGTCCCCATATTTAAACTTTTTATAGTCGTAATATATATTGTATTTAAAAGCAGATTCATTCTTGGTCAAGTGTTCACATACTGCTTCTCCATATGAATTATTTTCTGGTACAATAATATTGTTTTTATAAAGTGCATTGACTTTTTCTATCACTTTACAAAAATTATCTATTCTTAATTTTCCTTGATATTCAGAAACTTGTCTCATAGTTTCATAATCAAATACTTCAATGGTTGAATTATCTCCTCCGTGGGAAGATGCAGTATCAATTCCTATTAAATAAAATCTTGTTGGGTTATAATCTTCCCATATCTTTAAACTAAAACCTTCAATAGTCAATATTTTAATTGGAGTAATATTACATTTATTGAGTTTTTCAACTGTATCAGCTGGAAAGAAAGATCCTTCTTTAGCTATGAATTCCAATTCTAATTCTTGACGAATTAATTGTTGATTATTTTTAAGTAACTTACATTGAAAAATATACCAATTTGGATCATTTGAACACCACGGAACTTGTTTCCAATGAATTGTATGGGGTTTATAAATAGATCCAATTGTGTTTGCTTCTTTCCATGATTCATAATACCATTTACCAGTTCCTGTGCATCCATTTGGAGTACTTAAAACAATAGTTGCATAGGGGGCATTATGTCTTTTCGCATCAGTTTGAGATTTAATTAATGCTGGACCAAAACCTACCCATGCTTTTTCAATATAATCAGTATGTGCAGCTTCATCCATTACAGCTATTGTGATAGATTTACCACGAAATAATTTACCAGGATTTTTTGGATTAACAGTTTGCGCATAAAATTTACACCCATTTTTTAAAATGAATGTTTGTTCTGTTTGTTTAATATATATAGGTCTCATCCATTCGGGTAAATATTCTATCATCGACATTACTTTTCTACAAAAATCTGTAGCTTCAGCTTGATCTTTACTAACTATACCAGCAACAATATTATCATAAAAAGTGAAAGTATAAGCAATAAATGCTTGAACAATAGTTGAAATTCCTATTTGTCTAGATTTTAATGCAATTGTATGGTGATCATTTAAAATTGAAAGTAATAAATCTTTTTGTGGTTGACATAATATCATCAATTCATTTGCACCAGCTAACTCTAATTGAACATAAGTTTCGATAAAATAAATTGGATTATTTTTACACTTTAAAAATTCTTGAAGTTGTTGCGCTTTAGTCATCAATCATAAACTCCGATATAATAATAATCTACAGTTTGTAGTCCATTCGTTTGTATGATCTCTTGTTAAGTCTACTGAACTTTGTCCTAAAATATATTTGCCTTCGAACTGTTTATAAATTTGTGCGTAAGTAATTAAATCACAACATGTACCAACAGTTAAGAAAAAAGAAAATCTAACTACCCCATTAACTTTTACTCTTAAAGGAGATATAGTTGCATACTCTAAAGATTCATTTGCTTTTATTAAAACATCACCTTGAGTTTCCGAGTAAACTGTATCACCAGTAGTGTTAGTTGTATATCTTTTTAAAACTTTTAACAATTCATGATTGTTTACCATTGTTGGTTTATTTTTATCTTTATCATCAACAAAACAAGATTGCTTAACTAATTCTTCTGCTGACATCATTCCTGTTCCATATAAATCATATGGTGGATGATATACATACATGTGTCTATAACTATTTTTAATTACAGTTGCGTTGGCTAACTTTAAAGTATCTATCGGCATCATAGACATAAAGTTGCCTTCTTTTCTAGAAAAATCAGCTATCAGATTATTAATTTTTTCATCTAATGGTGGACTTGATTTTGGTCTATCCATTGCTTGTTGATGAATAACAAAAGCCGGATTATCATTGTAAATAGTTTTTAAATTCCACATCATTAAATTACCATAATGATCACAATAGTAAAACAATGGACCATTATAAAGTCCATAATTACTATTCATAAATGGTACTAATTTATTAATTGACATTGGAGGAATACAAACTTGTCTTAGTTGTTGAGTGTTTTGATTCCTCATATCTATTTTTTCAATATTTATTTTAGCTAAATTTTTAGCTACATTTCTAACTGTTTCCAGTGCTGTTAATTTTGTATCATCAGAAGAAACATAATTTACCAGTGTTCCTAATTTATTTACAGCTAATAACGGAATACAAACAACTATAATTTCTTGTGTCGCATTTTCATATGTCGCATCTGTATCTGCAAATGATCCTATTTGTTGTGTAACTAAAGATAAATTAGATGAAACTATTCCTAATACAAAACCATATGTATCAATGACTTTTTTTTCTATATCCAAGTGGTCTATTTTAAAAATTATCTCACTCTTGCCATAAAAATCATTATCTATATAATATTCTCTAATTCCCATATCGAAAGCAAAAATTACATTACAGTATGTGTTTTTAATGTTATTATTAATTTTAATTCTTTTTAGAAAAGGAGATAGATCATTTTGACCTATTCGAAAAGTAATTCTATATCTTTGAACATTTGTTGGCATAGTAAAAATTTCCTGTTTAAATACACAAAAATTATTTAATTTGTTCTAAAATCTGAACAAAATTTAAATTTATAACTGGAGCAAATAAAATGAAAATCTTTCTCGGAACTCTAAACGGTGGTGGAAATGATACTTTAATAAGGTTATATAAAAGTATACAAAAATGTATTATACCTCAATTAAGTATGTATCAATGGAAATGGGTGGTATTATCTCAAGGATCTAAAGGAGCTAAAGAAGATAATTTAATTAAAATAAAAAATCAATTAAGAGATAATTTTACAGGATTTCTTTGTTCAGAAAATATTGGAGTAGCAACAGGAACTAATGATTTGATTGATTATTTTAAAGAATTAAATTACGATTATTTTTGGATGATAGATGATGATATAGAATTTATCAACGATAGATTTTTTGTTCATATGATACATGCTTTGGAACATTTAAATAAAAAAACATGTGCTACAGTAGTTTGTTACTTCGGTCAAAATAGAGTTCAGTATAGAAGACAAACATTTCAAATTATAGATACTTGCGATCATGGCTCAGGTTGCACCTTATATAATAAGGTAATATATGATAAGTGTGGGTACTATGACGAGAATTTAAAACAATATGGAACAGATAGCGAATTTAATAATAGAATCAGACTAGTATTCGGAGATAAATCTTTAAGTTTAATTGGGGGAAACTTAACTAATCATTATAATCAAACTGGAACATTTAATTGTTATAGTAAAGACCAATGGAATGAAATAGTTAAGATAGATTCTGAATATCTTAAAAATAAAAAGTATGACAGTAATAATATTTTTCAACCAAGATGCAACTTTAAATTTCCGTTTTGGAAGAATCCGAATTTTGTCAAAATAATTTAGTGACGAACTTTGAACAAAATAATAATGGGAAATTAATTCATATCTACAAGGAACTTTTTATCTATGATTCCTACACAAATACGGGCTGTTGATCCATTTTCATCTTACCACTCAAATAACGTTAACAAGTTAATGAGACTTATTCTGGGCAGTAAAGCCGGAGCCATCGCTGCTGATAGTATGTTGTTTGTTTCAAAATTATCTGATACAGAATTATTTGTTACTAAAGGTTTTTGCGCTAAAGATAGAGATATTACAAGTTCTGATGATTGTCCTGTAGTAATTCAAATAGTTAATGATGTTACTTTTGATATTACAGATGAGGATAATTATATTATTAGAACAGTTGGTGAACCTAAAAACATGGAGTTATTAACTGTTGCTTATTTAGTTTTAACTTATCAGTATCAAAAACTTCCTGATCCTCCTCAAGCATATATTAAATTGTTAAAACATATTGATGATTTTGATCCAATGTATCATTTGTTTTTAGCTAAAATTAATTTTTCTAGTACTTTTGTTATCGATACTGTAGAACAAACAGATGGTGTTATAGAACGTCAAATTTTAAATCTTTACGAAACATATAATGATACAAAAGCAAGAGCCGCTGATAGTATAAATCCCATTACAAATCATTTAACAGATTTATCTAATACTGATACAGTGGTTACATTAAATTCTTCTGGAGTTCCTACTTTAGTTTCAAAAGCTGATGCTGGATTTTATCATAATGTAGCTAAAATAGCTTCTGATTATATTGCTGGTTCCCCCTATAATATATTAAGGATAACACATAATTTGGGTCACTATCCTATGGTTCAAGTTATTTGGGATGATATTAGTGAAGTTATTGAACCAGTTAAAATTAAACATAATAGTATTAATCAATTTGATTTAGCTTTTGATGCAGCTGTAGATGGTGGAACTCCTGATGTACATGTATTATATATCTAACACAAGGACTAATTAAAATGACAATCGCACAACTAATTAAAACAATTGCACAAGAAATTTGTGAAAAACCAGATGAAGTTGATGTTAAAGAAATTGAAGGAGATATTTCCTCTATCATTGAAATACATGTTGCAAAAGAAGATCAGGGAAAAATGATTGGAAAAATGGGAAAAGTAATTCAAGCTATTAGGACTATAGTATACACCATTAGTTTTAAATTTAACAAACGCTATACAATAGAAGTCATCGCGTCAAGAAAGTAAATAAAGGAACTTTTTCAATATGATTTATTCAAAAGTAGAAATGTTGGGGAAACTCCTACTTGAACAAGTTGATACAGGAGTAGAATCAGCATCTAGTTGGACTAGTCGTTTGGTTTATGATCCACATGATGGCGGCGATGTACTATTTTCAAATGGTACTGATTGGATCTCTTGTGTATTTCATGATGGTGTACCTGGTGCTCAAGCTATTATTATAAGAGGATTAGCGAGTGAGGGATTTGTACCTGGTGATGTGGGTAAAGCTGTATTTTATAGCTCTATAAATAGTCGTTGGGAATATGCAAATGGAAATAATTCTTCTAAATTAGCTATAGGTATTTTAAGTACTGTAGTTGATTCTGATGATTTTTGGGTTACATTAGCCGGTCAGATAGAAAATTTATCCGGTTTAACTCCTGGTAAATTTTATGTTCCTAATACAGTTGGTGTTTTAATTGATGCTAGTGGAGTAACTGCTTTTACATATGATTATGAAAATATTATTTTTCAAGCTGAATCAGCTACTATAGGAAATGTCTTACCTTGGAGAACAAGAAACAGAATAATTAGTGGCGGATCTTTTGCTTCTAAATATCAAACAGATACTAGTTTATTTGAAACTAGAAGAGGATTAGATTCAGCTAGAGTTAGTTATGTGTTGGCAGAAGGAGAATTTGCTTTTTCAACTGATACTAAACAACTCTATATTGGTGATGGAGTTACAGTTGGTGGTTTATTAGTTAATAGACAAATTGACTGGAGAGAAAGTGTATTAAGTATAACAAATACACAACCAGGAAGTCCTTCTGTCGGTCAAAGATATTTAATCGGAACATCACCTACTGGAGTAGATTGGACTGGTCATGCTAATAATACCACACAATACACAGGAACTGGATGGGTATTTGAACCTCCCACTAATGGTGCTTGCGTTTATGTAGAAACTCCCGGAAAAGTTTATATTTATACTGGTGCTAATTGGGTTGATATGGGATCTTTATTCTCATATTATCACAATGATTTACTTGGATTAGATGGAGGAACTCCTGCGCAATATTATCATATGAAGTTATTGACTTGGCAAGTTGTTACAGGTTCAGATTGTACAGTTGTTGTTCAAGATGCTTCTGCTTATCATAATCATAGTAGTTTATATACAAAAGATCACAACAGTTTAACTGGTTTAGATGGAGGAACTCCTGGACAATATTATCATTTAACATCTGCGGAATGGACCGCTTTAAGAAGTGGCGGAAGTTCTGATGCAAGTAGTTATCATATACATAGTAATTTAGCTTATGCTTATCTTTCTTCAGGTTCAGAATTGCATGTTAATACAGGACACACCGGTATTTACACAACAATACAAGCTCTTGATGCAATTGCAGCATGGAAACATGTTATTCATTTTCAAAACTCCGATAATATAGCTCAACCCGGTTATTCCGCCCAAATATATGCTTATTATAATGATGGTAGTAACATTTATTATCGTTCATCAAACGGAACAACTTGGAATACATGGACTAAATTTTCAATGGATGGTCATACTCATGCTCATAATGATACAACTAGTAAACAAGGATCTGGTCCAGATTATTACCATTTAACATCTGCACAACTTAGCGGTTTAATTACTGGATCAGGAAGTAGTCCATATTTAGCAATGTTTGATGGTGGACAAACTATAAGTGATGCTTATGAAAATGGAGCAGGATTATCCTATAGAACAACAGGTACTACATGGGCATCAGGCAGCGAAAGAGGAATTAATTTTTGCGATGCTGATAATTATATTTTGCATCATCATAGTGGTCAATTATCCATTAGAGGATATAATGGTGTGGCGGTTCTTGTTCCAGCAACAGGAGATGCACTTAGAATAGATGGTACTACAGTATTACAATCTACTAATTCATGTAGTTTAAGTTTAAATAATTGGTTTTATAATCCCGCTCCACTTCATCAAGGATATTATCCACACGGAAGTATAACATCAGCTAATGTCAGTACCGTATATGGTACTAATGTTTTTAATTTAAATGCTTGGGAAGGTATTTGGCCAGTATCAGAAGGAGATGGTGGTAATGGTGGTTTAATTTGTCATATTTCTCTACAAGGAAGTCCTACAGTAGGCGGAAATATTTCTTTATTTCAAAGAGCAATAAGATATCAACCTTATGGTTTTGTTAGTACTACAGTGGGTTATGTTTTAGGTGCAACTAGTACTAATGGTACTGTGGGTTGGATAGCTGGAGGTGGCGGAGGCGGTGGAGATATTTCATATACAGCTCTTGATTCAGTTGTTAATCCATTTAAAATTCCATTATGGCGAGAAACATCAACAACTAAATTATTAGCAAATAATATGATCAACTTTTATACGAGTGGTTGGTCATATGGACAATATAATATAGCTTCTACTAGAGATTGTGATGGAAGATTTGCTCCAGTGAGTCATAATCATGATGGAACTTATTTAAAAGTTGCTACTGAATGGAACGGTTCAATGTCAGCAAAAACAACATTAAGTGATGCTGATTTATTTTTAATAGAAGATAGTTTAACAAGTTATAGTAAGAAAAAAGTTGCGTTTAGTGATTTGGCTAGTAATTTTGCATCAGTATCTTCTGTTTTACCGGTTTCTGTTTTTTGGTGGAAAAATGATAGTATTGCATGGGGTGGGGATTGGTCATATACATTAAATTTTGCATTAACAGCATTAAAAAATCAATGTGGAATATCTATAGGATCAAGTCCGGATACAGTTACTTTGCCAACTGGAACATATTTAATGGAAACTTTTGTATATTTTTTTAAAAATCTCGCTAATAATTTTGATACTTTATATGCTAGATTAAATTCTTTTACAACTACAGATCATGCGTATTTTGGAGTTGCTATAATTGATCCTCTATGGGGTACAAATGGATTTGTTTCTTTATGTGGTGCTTCAAAAATAACAAATACTGATTGTTATGATACCAAACTTCATCAATTATTAGAAATATATGCCAAAGGTACCGGTAATGATATAGGAGTGGAAGTTACATTTAAATTTACAAAATTAAGTTAAAAAAATAAACAAAAAAAAGAGTTGTAACATATATAGTTACAACTCTTTTATTATTTACCTGATTAAATAATAAGAAATTCCTCCATCTATTTTAAAGAATCCGTTGTCAGTGAATTTATAATCGTCGATTTTTCCATCAAGAGAAAATTCACCACTAGCCCAAATTTTACCGTCTTTGTTTATTTTACTAAACGATTTGATACCATCATAAAAAACATAAACGGAATTTGATAGCAATTTAAATTGTTCATGATTATTAATTCTTGCTATTTGATTCTTCGCTTTTCCTTTCTCATTATAAGTTAATATTGTTAACATCGATTTGTTGTCAATAGTAGATTCAACTACTATTATTGTTCCGGTATCATTGTACGTTACATTTGTAATAGTTTCATTCGGGGACGGATTCCACTCTAAGACAGTAGGCATTTTAGATTGTTGCCCAAAACTGTTGATTCCCGTCACAAGAATCATGGTGATCACTACTAGAACCATTGTTATCGTCGTTTTCATAAAAAGATCTCCTTTGTGTTTTTTCTATTTTTTAACAATTTACTTCGAAAAATTTTTGCGATTTTACCTGTCTCTTTTTTATCTTGAAATCTATTTCCTTTCTATTTTATAAAATTTAACCGATCCGTTTTCTTTATCCATCAATACGACACCAGAATCTGTAAATTCATAATTTGACAAATTGGTCATATCAATAGAAAACGATCCTCTATTTAAACTCCCATTAATAACTTGATCGAATGATCCATTAGGATATATTACAAATACTGTATTTGTAATAATTATGAAACACTCATATCCCATTATGCGAGTTTCATTTTGCGTGGTCTTTTTTCCTTTTGTAGTGCGAGTTAAAATATACATGATTGTAGCATCAATATTATCACATTTTGTTTCGATAACATTGATAGTACCGAACTGGTTTGTTTTAACACTGGTGATTTTTTCATTAGCCATTTGAACATTCCATTCAAACACAGTTGGAATTTCATATTCAAGAGCCATAGAAATCGATCCACTGATTGCAATAATTAATATCAGAACCATTGACATTGACGTTTTCATAGATGTTTTCCTTTTATTTTTTACTTCTCGATGATAGTTGTTTTGTTTGTTTTTGAGATCTTGAACTTTATTAATGTATTGTTCTTCCTCATCATCCCACCTTTCCCCACAAATGGGACAATGACCGTTTCTTACACGAATACCACCACAGCACGTAATCATCTTACTTTCCTTTCTCTGTCAATAATTTCATAATCGCATTTTGAAAAGGTGAGTTTGCAATTTTTTCAGCTAATTGTACTTTTTCCTCAATGTCTAAATCATAGATATACTTTGTAAAGTGTTCAATTCTTTTTTTCCACCATTCATTTTTTGATTTCTGTCCAGCCAAAAATCCACGTTGATACTCAGTTATCTTCTTCATTGTTAATTCCCTTTCTTCATCAGAGTTGAATAATTCGAATCCGCTGAATACCAGACGCTCTTTGAGGTCCCGTATAAGAAAGCAATAAAGAGAGTTACCATAATAAAAATAATTATGATAATCTCAATTGTTGTTTCTTTCCATTTGATTTTCATGATGATGTGTTCCTAGTTAATTGTTGGTTGTACATATTCAAAAAAGAAGAAATAGTTTTTATATCAAACTTTTCTCTTTTCTTCAATCTCATAACTCGAACTTTTTTGTTGTACCCTTCTCTAATTTTATGTTGTATCAATGCTTGTTCATCCGATTCTTGTCCGTGCATTAATGTTTGCATATCTTCCTTTTAGTTAAGTAGTTAAAAAATTCACCGTCTGGATTATAATAAACACTATTTATTTTCCCAGGAGACAGACCCCAAATAAATAGTATTTATGAGTGGCAATCCAGACGATGATAAGAAAACCCTGGGTTAGAGTCTCGTCTTATCATCGCCTGAAAAGAAAAATTATGCACTTCTTAACCCGACCCTCATTGCTCCTTTCCTTATTTTTTCACATTCACTGTTAAAAATCTGACAGATCCGAGCCGTAGTTAATCCTAACATATCTCCAATCTCTCGATATGTCAAACCCTCGCTCCGTTTGGTCAAAATTATCCGAGACCGTTTTGAAACATCCAGTATATCCATAACCGTTTCCACGCGGTTAAGAATTTTTAGTTGTTTCTCGTCTCTGCCATTCAATACCGAATTGAACCTCATCTCATACCCGTTGATCATATAGACACCTTTCTTGTTAAAGTTTAAACTCTTTTAAAACAATACCGATTACTAACCCAGCACCGACTATACTAAGTATAGTCACTTTAATCTCCTTTCTTTAAATAGTTTCGGAGAATTTCTTTAACAGTACCATAAATCCTTTTTGATTTATTTTATACTTGAGATTGAAACTTTTCCACGAATTCCTTTTTACTAATTTTCTTTTCCGATTCCTTTCTTGTTTTTCTAACCGTTGTTGTCTTTTACTAGTTTCAGGATATTTGACACCTGGGATTGATGCAAATTGTTTTTCAATCGGTGTCAATTCCATTAATGTCTTAGCTCTTACTATCTCAGGATGTTCCTCCTTTTTAATTTCATCCCTTATTTTCTCACAAACATCAACAAAAAGTTGTTGAACTCTTTGACGTGTTAAATTCAATTCCTTCCCAATTTCTCTGAGTTTTTTCCCTTCGAACCACATCTTAAAGATAGTGTTTTCTCTTTCTTTAAGATCCAACTTTTCTACTACATTAGAGACCACTTCTATCATTTCTTGACGTTTGGGACAGAGATAAAAATTACTCCTTATAATTGTTTGATTATTGAAATCTACTTCTTTAAAAGATTTCAATTCAGGAAACAATTCTGGTATCATTTCCTCGATAGGAATGAATACACCAATTCCCCCGAACGTATTTTGAATTTTTTGGAGGCAAGAAATAATATGACTTTTTGTGCCTTTCTTCAATACTTTTTTACTGATAATTCTATTAACACGCAGTAAAGAAACACCACTTCTTTCTGCTAATTGTTGTTGTGACCAGTTAAGTTTCTTGAGTACTTCGACGATAACACTCGAATACTTACTTCCGTAAAATCCTCGATTCATGTTACTTATTCCTTATTTTTAAGTTACTAATAATTTTAAACTAAATGGGTGTTCTTATCGTTATTCATGTCAACACCCAATGACACTTTGGCGGAGGCCAATCTTTAATTTTATGGATATGTCAAACCCACAAACTAAAACAAGAAACTAAAGTCACACGATAAGCTCATGATCGTCCAACTTGTTTTAGTTTTAAGCATAAATTTCCGCATGAATTCTATCGATTAATTCCATTTCCTTTTCTGCTTCTTCTTGAAGTTGTTCCCAGTAAGGCCAGTTATCAATTGTTCCACATTTTGGACACATATCAATTGCATCTTTTGATAACCAAGGGGCACAATTGCAATTAGAACACATGTGTTTAAACATTGTCTTTTTCATATCAACCTCCTTTAATTTAAGTTATTATTTCAACCGTTTGAAAACTTCTGAATTAATTCTTTCGAACCAATTCTTCCGTAATCATGTATTAATATATATAGAATGATGTAGCTATTCAAAGTGATTTGACCATTATCTCTATTTAAAAAGAGAACAAAATAACTAGTGAATTTTAATAATTTGGAGCCCAACAATGACAACTGACAGAACAGTATCAATTAGTGTACCAAAAATGACAAATCCAATCCTCTATAATCGTTCTCTACCAACAGGAGATAAGATTAAGTGCATTATTAAAAATAACCAAGATGAAGAATTAATTTTTAAAGATCAACAAGAAAATTGGACTCCCTATATAGCAAAAAGAGTTAAAAATTGTGATATTAGAAGTTCTCTTTGTGAAGATATGAGATATTATTTTCCTACTTTGGACCTTAGAACTAAACATTTTACCTTAAAAGATGTTAAGCAAGATAGCTTTAATCACCATGAATATATTTTCGAAATGAATCTTATAGTAGATAAGTATGTATTGGTTACTATACCAGCTAGTTCATTGTTTAAAGAATTCAATTGGAAACCAACAAAAGAACAAGTACCTCCTGTAGCTAAAGAAGATAAAGAAACAAAAACAAAAATCAAGAATAAATTAATAAAAAGTACAGAACTTACAGATAAAGAACCGGAAAAATCAACTGAACAAAAGGAAACTACTTCCATATAAAGGGATTTAATTTATGATTGGTAAAGAAAATGTTGAAATTACAGCTGAAACTATAACTGATTACTTGAGTAAGTTATGTAAAAATACAGTCTCTATATATAAGATGTTAGACGTTATTCATAATGATAATTTAGAAATTAAAAATTCGATTGTTGAATTAAATAAATCGATTCAAAATTTATTTACAATAACATCAACTATTAAAACTAAACCTAAAGATATACCAAAAGAAGTTGAACAAGAAGAAATAATACCTATTCCTATAATAACCCAACCTTATATTACCCCAAATAAAGAACCACAAGTAGTTAATGAAATTACAACACAACCTGGAAAATCACTTGTTCAAACTCCACCGACACAATTACCAGAAGAACAACCATTATTAAGTATTAAAGATCAAATACAATTAGCTTTAAGAAAAAAACAACTAGACAACTCCACCAAGGAGTTAAGATGTTTTCAACCTCAACATCAACCAGCTTGGTTAGGAACTGATCCAGATTCAGATAAAATCTTGAAAAATTTAAAACCAGATACTAGTGGATTAGTTTAAAATAATAATTGAAAAGGAAATCAAATGAATCAACAAAAGAAAAAGAATTACAAACCCGGATTAACAATTAGAGTTGAAATAAATGAAGATATAGAAAAGGTATTAGAAACTATTCATAATGATAATTTAGAAATTAAAAATTCGATTGTTGAATTAAATAAATCAATTCAAAATATATCTACAATAACACCAACTATTAGAACTAAACCTAAAGAAATTATTGAAATAAAAGAAATATTAGAACAACCTTCGAAAACTATTAAACCAATTGTTAAAATAGTAAATGAAATAAATCCTGAAAATATACAAACATATATAAAAGAAACAATTCAAATTCCACAAGAAGAACAACCATTATTAAGTGTTAAAGATCAAATACAATTAGCTTTAAGAAAAAAACAACTTGACAACTCCGCCAAGGAGTTAAGGTGTTTTCAACCAGAACATCAACCAGTTTTCTTAGCGGGGAATCCAGAAGATCAAAAATTACTTAAAAATTTCAAACCAGATACCGGTGGACTAATATATAAATAATTGAAAAAGGAAATCAAATGAATCAACAAAAGAAAAAGAATTACAAACCCGGATTAACAATTAGAGTTGAAATAAATGAAGATATAGAATTTGAATTAAACAAGTTATGTAACAAAAGAAAAATAACTCCTAGTAAATTAATTAATGAAATAATGCAAGAATGGTTAGAAGATTTAGATATGTCAAAGTTTGAAAAGAAAGGGAAGTAGTTAATGAAAGTTATTACAGAATCACAGTTTGAAAACGATTATAATAACAAGACAGTTGTTGCCCTTTTTACAGCTAAAGGTTGTTTTCCTTGTGGATTGATGAAGAATGCAGTTAATTATGTAGAGAATAAACTGATTCAAAAAGATGTACTTGAATTTGTTGATTTAGATACTGATGCTAATTCTTTACTATCTGAAGAACTTAATATTAATGCAACTCCTACTATGATTATATTTCATGAAGGTAAAGAGTTACATAGACATGAAGGTTCTATTACAACTAAACAAATTAAAAGAGAAATAGCTGAAACTTTATCTAAACATAATTTGATTAAGATTGAGTGATACTTTAGATTCGTAACAGGAGATTATTCTTTTTTTAGAAATTTTTTTATAACATGGGAAAATAACGGCAAATTTATCCACTATTTACACAATAGAAACAAATCTACAAAAAGAGAACAATATATGTATTGTTCTAAATATAGATAGTTAATTTTTATGCTATAGATATAGACCTTCATTAACTGGTAGGAAGTGGGAAGGTTAAGGGTTGGAAGTGGGTAGGTTGAAAAGTATAGTGTTACTGTATGTTCCGCTCGCGGAAAACAGGAACATGTAGGTAAGATTATCTGAGCGAAGCGATCAGTAATTAATAAAGATACCAAAAACTGAACCATAATATAGATAGTTATGGTTTGGAGGACTGTCCCAGTTTCTACAAAAGATTTTGTAGCATTCTTCTACTCTTAAAAATAAAAACAAGAAGAAACTGTACACAACCTAACAATAGAAACAATCTTTGTAAAGTAGAATAAATTTATTTAATGAATATTAGATAAATCCAATATAATCTATTAATAAGATATTTAATAGAAAGTATTCACTAAGTAACATCATCAAAAGCTAAGAACTTAATCACTACTATTAAGAAAAGTTATCAAGTGGTCCGTAAGGAAGGAACTGGATAACTTTAAATCATATAGACGGTAGTAAAACAATAATTATCTACTTATATAAAGGTTAAGTAGGAATTTAGAAGTTAACAGGATTAGTATGTACAACTAAAAGTTGTATGAAAATAACAATTAAAATGAATGAGATTAAGTACTACTAAGTATTAAAAAGATTATACAATTATAAAAAGGAACAAATACAAGGGGGGAACAAACAATCAATCAAATTAATACTACACCGGAAATTTTTCAGTTTAGTTTACTACTCCCACTAATTAGCGTTTCCTGTTGGGATGAATAACAAACTAGTTCCGTACATAAATGGGTTTAAGAACTTTTATAAGTAAGGATTTATTTTCCCGTCAATTAACTTCCTCACATCTTCTATATACCTTCCCTAAAGAGAGGCGGCTCCTTCGTCGCCCAGATTAAATGGGACATCTCTCTTCTCCGATTCATCGGGAGAGTCCTTCTTAATAATTCTTTTAATTTCCTACTCACTATTATCCTTACGGATTATTTGTCTAATGTTATTCTAGTAACAGATTAGAAATTCTTTTCGAAACACTTTAGACAATTAAAAGACATTGTAGGTGTAAATTTAAATTAGAGAAAGAACAACTTTTCCGCCGCACTGTAAGAACAAATTATTTAACAAAATTTTTAAACAATAGAAGAGATTTAAATGTATTTGGAATAAATTAAATATAATTATATGTTTCCCTTTATTAGCCGCTTACAAGTATTTATATTTGTAGGGGCAATTAGTTGCTTGTCAGTATAGGAGCTCATTTTAATGTATTTAAATATACATTCGAATCGGTATTCTGAGTAACTAGATAAGCTTTGGTCTTTTTAGAATTGAAAAATGTAACATTTTAAAAGGAGAGTTATTAATGTCTGATGATATTCTCGATATGTTATGGGTAGAAAAATATCGTCCAAAAGAATTAAGTGATGTGGTTTTGATTGATAAGCACAAGGACTTACTAGAGAAGTGTTTAGAAAAAAAAGAGATCCCACAGTTGCTATTATGTGGGGTCCAGGGTTCCGGAAAATCAACAATTGCAAGAATTTTAGTAGATAAATTAATTACTAATCAACTAGATTTGATGTGTTATAATGGTTCTAGTGAAACGAGTATTAATACAGTAAGAGAAAACGTAGAAGGCTTCTTAAAGACTCCTTGTTATGGAGAAGTGAAAAAAATAATTTATATAGAAGAGTTTGAAAGAGTTTCCCCCCAAGCTCAATCTGCTTTAAAGGATATATTTGAAAAATATTCTTCAAACGGAAGATTTCTTTGTTGTACTAATCATAAGTCTAAAATCGACAATGCTTTGTTGTCAAGATTTCAGATTCTCGAATTTAAGCGTTTACCAGATGAATTTATTATTCAATATTGTGAAAAAATTTTAAGATCCGAAAACATTAAATATAATCTTGATGAAGTTAAATTATTAGTTCAAAGTTTAAGCCCTGATGTACGCAAATGTGTGAATATTTTAAATCAGAGTGTTTCTAATAGTGAATTGAAGCATTTGGATATGAATGATCTTATTGGAATAGAAAAAAAGATAATTGGTCTTATTATCCAGATTACAGAAAATATAAATAGTGATTCTTTAATCAATAGAAATGTTGCTGATATACAAGATGAAATGGTTAAAAATTCAGAAGTTATAGATTATTTAAATTTATTTGAACAATTATTTAATTCTTCAATCCCGCTCTGGGGAAAAATAGAAGTGAATCGTTATTGTAATCAATTTAATCAGTGCGCTATTCCTTCAATTCATTTTTGTAGCATGGTTTATTCTATCATACAAAATGGTTTAAACTATAATAAAGTCTTCAAGAAAAATGAATAAGTTATTAAAATATATCTACAAAGAATTCATCCATAAATGTCTTATTATAATGTCTATTCCTATAGTACTTTATCTTCTTTTATTTAGTAAAAATAAACACCATAACGAGGATGAATAAATGAACATGAAATTAAATCCAAAATGGATTAATGAAATGGAAGAAAAAATAAGAACTAGTCAAAAAATTGAATATACTAGTGAATTTAAAATCTGTATTCAGTGGCTTATTAAACAATTAACTTATTATAAAATTCCTTTTATACTTAAATCATTAGGATGTGGAGTTAGCAGTTTAACAACAGATACAAAAATTTGTCCATTTTGTAAAAGAGAAATTAAGGATATATAATAATGGAAAATCTTTATGTAATATTAGGAATATCAAAAGATGCTTCTGATGATGAAATTAAAAAAGCATATAGAGATAAAGCTAAACTTTACCATCCAGATATGAAAAATGGGAATCGAGAAACATTCGTTAAAATTCAACTAGCTTATGAAGTTTTATCAGATTTAGAAAAAAGAAAAAAATATGATGAAACAGGATCTTATGATGAACATATACCTTATAATGTGGAATTGAAAGCAATTGAATATATTGTTGTGGCGTTTGATAAGTCGTTAAATGAATATATCCAAATTAATTTAAGTGGCTCAAATTTTATGATAAATAAATTAGTATTGGATGATATTATAAGTCGTTTAGTAAGTAATTTTTCATCAGAAATTAAAACAACTAAAATGAATAAAAATACCATAATTAAAGTTTCTGATTCTTTAGAAAAATTGAGACCAAAAATAAAATATAAAAAAGATGACAATAGAAACATTTTAGATAAAGTTATTGAAGGAAAACTTAATGCTGTTAAAAAGGATTTAGATGTTTGTGATTTAAAAATTGAGACTATAAATAAAGCTCAAGAAATTTTAAAAGATTATAAAATGGAGAATATAGTGAATAATACATCTCCAACTTTACAAAATTTAATTGGTTATACTTATACTACATAATGAATGTAGATCTTATCAGAGAAATAGTTAAAGAAAAAGATATTTATGTAAAGGAAAATGATAAGAATATATTTTGCAAATGTGTTTTTTGCCAGGAACACAAAACAATTTCTAAGCAAGATCATCTTAGGATTTCAAAAAATCCAGAACTCCCCATATACCATTGTTTCCTGTGTAATAAAAGTAATTCTATCAGAGAACTTATTTATTATTTAACTCATTCTGATGAAATTGCAGAACAAGTTCTTCCTAAATCTGAGTTAAAACAACTATCAGATAATCTCAAAATAATCAAATCAAAACAATTAAAATTTAAAGATATTAAAATTCCGGAATTAGAACCAGATTTAGATTCGTTTCCTTCAAAACTAGAATATATTAAAAATAGGTTATGTACAGAAAATATAGATAACTATACTTTCAATCTACTTAAAAATAATTTAATTTTCAATATTAGAGAACTAATTAATCTCAATCCCGGAATACTATTTAATGAAAAAACATCATTAATCAACAAACTACAAGAACAATTTGTGGGTTTTATCAGCCACAATAAATCAAAGATATTTTTTAGAAATATAAACCGTAACGATAACTTTAAATTCTTTAAATATGAGATACAAAATAATAACTATAATCTATTAGATTATGTTTCATTTAAAACTAATAATACAAAAAGTAACACAATTGTTTTATCTGAAGGTATATTTAATATTCTTGCTTGTATAACTCATAATATATTAAACTTAAATAATGAATCATATTTATTTGCATCTTGTCAATCATTCTCTTATGAATCAGCATTAAAATCCATTTGTTTTGATGAATCTTTATATAAAGTAAATGTTGTAATTTTAAGTGATTTAGATAAAGAGTTTTATTGTTATAATAAGTTCATCAATAATACTCAACATATAGTTGAAAATTTAAAATTGTATTATAACAAAAACAAGAAAGATTTTGGTACATTTCCTATTTGTCCGATATTATACGATCATAAAATTAAAAAGGCTTACTACAATGAAAATAATCGAATGCGACAAGGAGTTAAAAAAGGTTAATGAAATAGATGTGATTAGAAAACAATTAGCTAAAATGAAAGAGAAGATCATTAGTCATCCAGTTTATTTAGATGATAAATTAAGTACTCCTAAATTTGTAACAGAAGTTTTTGATGATTGTGTTCAAATAAAAAACTTCTGTCATGATATAGATATAACTATAGCTTGTGCATTCGTTCAAAATCATACTTTAAGAATCGCTGTCTTATTTAAGTATAAAAAGAAAAAGAAAACTAAGTTAATTAAAGTGATAAGAGACTTTCTACAAGAAGTAGAAAACCTTTATTTTTATTTAGACAAAAGACATATAAGCACGGAAGATAACTTCTATTATATGGACTTATATCGAGATTTGGATGAGGAATTGAGTTAATGGAAGTGTTTTTAAAATATAAGAACAAAATGTATAAATAAAACAAATAGAAGGAATTAAACAAATGGACTTAACAATCACTAGAGAGAAATTTAACAACTTTTTACGTTCAATCAAAATTATGGAAAATGCATGTACTGATTGTGATATAGTTAATGGTAAAGTTAGACAAAAAACAAATTCAGGACACTGTATTATTGAAATGGATTTAAATGATATTTTTACAGCAAATTGTAATTTTACAATTTCTCAATTAAAACAAAAAATTAATCTATTAAAAATTTTTGAAAAAGATGATGCAGCTGGTCAAGGCGGACAAGATGATAATGTCTTGTATAAGGATAATGATACAACTTATATCATTGCTGATAATATTTCTGAAATTACTTTCCGCAAACCGTTAAAGAAATTTCTTGATAATGTATATATTGATGATAATGAAATAGTTAAAAAATTAAATGCATCAGATGAAGATCTTCTTTTTGAACATACTATTAGTGCCAATGTAGGAAAGAGAATTAAGAATGTTTGTGAAGGATTTTTTAATGATGTTATTTGTTGTAAAGTTAGAAATAGTCAAGCTGGATTTTATATAGCAACTACCAATAATGAACAATATTCAGATGTTGTTAAAGGTATTGTTTTAAATAAAGTAGAATCTGATGATTATGATTTTAACATTCAATCGTTTGCATTTACTCTTGAAAGTGGAGATATTAAACTAAAAGTTTATAGGAAAGGAAAAGTTTTACTTTGGAAGTTCTATCAAACTATTTTTAATATTCCAGTGATTATATCTGGAAGAAGTGATGTTCAACCTATTAAAAAAGTTGAAGCAGTTTCAGAACCAGAAAAGAAAACAGCAATGAATTTGAATATTTAACAAAAGGAAAAATGAAAATGAAAACAGAATCTCTATTTGATGAAAATGGAAATACAAAATATAAAGTAGGTTTGTGTCCTGATATAGGTGATACTAATGATATTTTATTTGGTAGAAAGAAACAACCAAAAATTAAAATACCTTATGTAAAATGTAAACCAGAAAATATTGTAAATTTAATTCCGGTGGAAGAAGCTAAAATGTGGTTAAATAATTATAATATACAGATAAATAATTTAACAGTATTAATGTATTTATCTTTAAATCATTTTTATGGTTACAAATCTCTTTATTGTAAAAAATGTAAAAAACTTATACCTCTTTCTTTAGCTAAAAATTTTAATTCTGGATATGATACTAAAAAATTATTTGAAACACTAATTGATTTTGAAAAGAAAAGTAAAACTGAAATGGATGCACATATTAAAAAAGTAAGTAATGAATATAAAAATTATCCTTATGATATGTTTTCTTTATTTAAAGATTTCGTAAATATTTAAAATGTCTATCGAACAGTTAGTTAACTATTACCCCAAGTATGAAGATTTAGATTACATTGTTTCTACTAGTTGTAAAAATAAATTTAATATTTTTGTAGATTTAAAAGGTTGTGCTCAATCTTTATTTCAAGAGTGGGCTGTGATGATGTTATTGGAACAATCTAGGCGTTGTAGACAAGTAGATTGTTCCTATTTTTATTCTTTACTTCAATTTATATCTTATCATATGTTGTATGCTAAAAAGAGAAAAGTTGAATTTAATTTCTACATTTTTCTTGAACAAGGAGAATCTTATTACCATACTAATATACATAAAGAATATAAAGCAAAAAGACATTTAAATAATTTTTTTAATTTAGATGTTGCTACTCAGGAACTATTTAATACTATTTTAAACAAGAATTATGAAGTCATGGATAAAGTTATCAATAAAATACCCAAATGTTATTTTATAAGGTTACCTAACCTAGAAGCTGATTTTATTCCATG